CTGTTAGATCGTTAACTCCGTTAGCACGTAATTCCCAAGGAAACACACCTTGTCCATATCGTGTACGATCACTATTTAAACACTTGCCACGTTCTTTTGCTAATTCAACACTAGACTCAGTTAGATATAATGCCTGATGTTCCATCCAAGACTTGACTTCTGCAAGTGCATCTTTCTCGCCATATTTAAGACCACGTTTAGCATGCCAGTAAGCTAGATTAGTAACACCTATGCCCAGTGGTCTAATCTCGTCGTTACTTAACTTACTTTGAATACTCAAAAAGTCTTGATAATCTAGAATATTATTAAGACTTCGATGTAGTATCCTAGCTGCTCTACGCATATCTTCAGGATTTCTGAATGCACCCCAATTCATCGACCCCAAGGTGCAGAGGCTTATGGTTGGTGGTTTTCTAATGGTTTCTTTTTTAATAATTTTCATTTTTCTATCTTTTATATAAATATATTTATACATCATAAAGTACACAATGTATAAAATTAACATTAATTCTGTTCACTGGTCTAGATATATTCGTTTCATTGAAACTCGTTCTAATAGAGTTATTCCCTCCGATACTGTAGTAGAAATTCATCATATTATTCCTAGATGTGCGGGAGGGAATGATACTACAGATAATTTGATCAAGCTCACTGTGAGAGAACACTTTGTTGCTCATTGGATGCTTACTAGGGTTGGCCTCGACGAGGTTTGGTATAAACTTCGTTTTGCATTTGGTTTCATGAGTGTTTCTAGTAAATCTAATTCTTACAGAAAACTTCTCACATCTAGGCAATTTGAAAAATCTAAAAAGATTAGGAAAGAAACTATTAAACAATGGAACGACATTAACCCATCCACAATCAAGGGAACTTCTTGGTATGCTGATGAGGAGGGCACTTTGTACAGATGTCACTCATCTTCCCCTAAAATAACAGAATTTAATTTAACCGCAGTATCACCCGGAAAAGGGAAAAAATGGTATACAGATGGGACTAATTTTTTCATGCTAACTGAATTTGACCCAAAAATTATATCATTAAAATTATATCCTGGTTCACCGAGTCTAGGTAAAAAAAAGAAATATTCACCCGAGTCTGCCAAAAGACTGTCATCGGATAGAGCAGGAAGATTATGGTTCAATGATGGCACAAGATCATATAAATTAAAACCGGAAGATCCTATAATATCAGAATTAGAGTTAGTTTTTGGTAGAATAATATCATCAACGGGGTTAGAACGTATTAGAAAAGGTGCCGCTTGGGAGAGAACATCAGAACATAATTTAAATAATTCATCTCGGCAAAAATCAAAACTACGATACAACGACGGAGTTAATAATTTTACATTATTGCCAGATGATCCGTTGATTTCCCAGTTATCGCTCACTAGGGGAGTGATACTTACTGAAGAGGGAAAAATTTCTCTTTCCTCTTCTTCTAAAGTCAAGGATCTTTCGTACATAATTGGCAAAAAATGGTTTAATGACGGCATAAAAAATTATAGACTTTTAGAAAAAGAGGGCATGAATCTAGGACTAACTATTGGAAAGTTACATAAGATTAAATCAAAAGATTCTTAATATCATCATGTTCAGTTAGATCCTTTACCTTTTTTGTGGTATCATCTGATAACAAAACACGATGCTGCCCTGGCAATGTAATTTCTTGACCATCGTCTAAATATAACTTAAATTCTCCTTCATCATCAATAGATTCAAATGGTGAATTTGGAAGAGTAATTTCGGCGCAAAGGTTGGATTGATACACTGGATTTTCTAATGGATCAAACGGTCCTTGAGCTTGAACATTGTCTGTGTACATCAAGTAGATACGCCCTGTATCAGTACGTTCTTTAAGAATGCCACCCTTGAACACTTCTTCAGCACTCATTGTGAGTTTTCTCAAGTCAGAGCGGTTTTCGTACTCAACATACAATTCTTCAAACTTCTTGGTGTCTTTATAGAATGCCTCGTAAAGATCAGGAACCTCGTGGGGATCAAAAAATGTAATATTACCTTGATCTTTGAATCTTCTCCAGAAAAAAGCATTTAGTACGACTCCATAGTCCAAATGCCTCACACGTGTTTCTTCAGTACCTTGATTATTTTTAAGGACAATCATATCTGAGAATTGTAGGTGCCAAATTTGAAACCACACTGTACAACTAGCATTTCTGATGCCACCCTGACTTGTGGCTCGTAAATCAGCGAACCACTTTTTCAAGAATGGTATCATGCCTGTGTGGGAAATTTCTCCGTTTCTGATTGGTGCTCCTAGCGGTCTAATTTTACCAATTTCAAGACCAATACCTGCACGTTTAGATGCGTATTTACCCATCATCTCGCCAGTAGCGTATATTGAATTTAAGCTGTCACCCGCAGAAATCAAAACGCAGGAAGAAAATTGCTTAGTAGGAGTACCAAGCCCGGCAAGAACAGGAGTAGCCAATGTAAAGAGTCCATCACTTGCTGCATTGTAATACTCTTTGATGTAGCGCATTCTCGCTGAGTTCGGTTCTTCTCGGTGAAATATAGTAGCAGCCGCGACCATGTATCTAATTTGTGGAGTTTCATAAATTTCCTTTGTTGCACGATTTTTTACTAGATATTTTTCAATGAGTTGTTCAATGGCTGCATAGCTGTAGAGTTCGTCTTTTGAATGATCAATAAACGATTCCATCTTGCCCCAATCTTCTTCTGTATACCAGTCTAGTAATTCTGCGGTATATAGACCAGTAGCTATATTACGTTTTACGATTTCGTATAAGGGCGGAACTGCATAAGTGCCGTATACATCTTTTCTGAGCATGCTTAGTCGCTGTTTTCCTGCCACATATTGATAATTAGTATGTCCTACTTCGGGATTAGATTCAACGTCGATTAGGTCAACAATGGCTCGTAGTGTAATGCCGTCAATTTCTTTGGTTGTGATGCCATCATAAAAGTGCATCTGTGCCTTGATCTCTACCATGCTTTGACTTACGTCTGCTGTGCCTGAACATACTTTGGCAATTTGGGCCTGCCATTTTTCCAGACTCAATTGTTCTTTTCTTCCGTTACGTTTAATAACTGTGATTTGTGTCATATACTCAATATAGTTGTTTTTTTATATCGCTCTGTGCGATGTGATGTTTGTTTTGCTGTAGGTTGATATTTAACCCTATAGACTGATCCCAATTCAATATATATTTTCCATTCTCTACCAGGACTAAATTGCCCTGATCTGAATCAACCAACACAGCGTCCTGGAGATCATCACGATCCAGCACAGTAATAGTATACAGGATCCCTAGCCCTCGAGCAATATCACAATAGATATTATCGCTCAAAAGTTGCCAGGGATCTGGCCAATCTTGTCGATCATCCCAGTGTAAATGATAAGCCCGCCATGGAGTTTTTTGCCACCAGGAGTTGATCTCGCCTAGTGCATCGGGCTTGGGTAGCATGCGAACACGATCTCTTAGAGAGTTCCACGCTGCCAGGCGTTGTTCAAAGGTTGAACACCACATCAAGCAAGTTTGGTTATTGAATAGTTAATAGTGGCTGCGATGCCAGTGTTGGTGGTAGTAGCTTTCCAACTCACAATACCAGCAGTTTCGCTAACAGCAAACGCAACACCAGTGGATGCATTCTGCACACCAGAATCTGATCCTTGTATATTTGTACCCGCTGAGTCGGTGCCAGCCACAATAGTGTACACACCAGTTCTGGTGTTAACATCTCGCACTATGGTATAGTTGATCTGAACTGCTCTAATTGCTGTGGCATCAAATGTCAAAATGGTTTGGTTGGCAGTATTGTTGAGTAATGTTCCAGTAGTACCAGTTTGCCTTACATACGTACCTTGTTGTGTTTGATTAGCAGCATCAAATGCTATGTTAATACCGTTGTTGATGTTGATTCGAGGATATGTGCCAGCATACGCTGTGGTACGTTGAAACATGTCGCCAACGCTGACATTGTTTTGTCCTACAAAATTAATTACCGCAGTAGCCGGCGATGTAGTTCCGTTAAAATGATTGCCCACGTCATAAAACGTGTTGTATCCACTGGCATTCATTCCTGTATTAGCAGCAATCAAAATACCCTCGGCGTAGATGTTATCAAACACATTGCCCAAGAATCTAAATCCAGTAGGGCCGCCGCTGATTGGAGCCGGGTCTCCTAGCAACACACCTTGATAGTGTGTGTCAAATGTGCTTTCAGTGACCAATACGCCTTGTACTTGATTGGGAGTCTCAAATGCCCAAGTGGTGCCACCAAATGTACATCCACGGAACGTGATGTTTTTACAGATTAAACTCGCAGTAGACGAAAAATGCACACATGCCACATTGTCAAGTGCGTCTGTTAGATCAAGTTGGGTGCGAGATCCTAAAAAACTCACGTCAGTAAAGGTACATTGTTCAGCATCTTCAACTAAAAATATGTCAGCTAGGCCTGCGGCTTCAAACCCCATATTGGAGATTGAAATATCAACAGGAGGGGTAGCACCATTGTTACCAATGTTTACTCCTGTTTGCTGCAAGCTATCACTGTACACAGCCACATACTGGCTGGCACTGGCTGCGTCTAATACAATAACACTAGAGTTGATCCCTTCGCCATACAACAATGCATAAGGTGGAATTTTGATTGAACTGGTAACCAAATAGCGGCCAGCTGGAAAGAATAATGATCTACGTATTTGTGGATTTGGTTCTCTACAATACAGTTGAAACAATGCACGATTGATAGCATCGGTGTCATCAGTTACACCATCTCCTGTTGCACCAAAATTCAATACGCTGGCAAATTGATCTAACCAACTTTGTACACTTATACTAACTGGGCTACCAGATGATGCTCCGGTCTGCGCTATGTATCCAGCAGCAGCACCTTTGTAAGTGTATGCACCCCCTACCAGCAATATATCACTGTATTCGGTGAGTATTTCTGTATTGCCTATTACAGGGGCGCCATCTTGCAAGGTTCCATTGCCGATGTAGAGTCGACGTGTGTCGATGGCCCAGCCCAACTCCGCGCCAGCCAATTGTGGCAGATTTTCTGCTAGACCTTTACGGTTTGTTATTCGTGATACTTGAACTATTGCCATGTGAGTCCTAATTCTGTGCTGTATTTAGCCAGAATCCATCAGGCAACTAAATGTGCTGGGTGTAGTATTCTTCTACCTTGCGCCACCATAAGTTGCAATAACGATCGTACTCAGCACCTTCTAATACAAATTCTTGATATTGAGGCTTGGTAATAAGATTGTGATTCACATCAAGTTCAGGTTTCACACACATGAGAATCACTCCCTTGCGTATTTTTGTACCATGCAATTCATTATGTGCCTCTGCATAAGCACATAACTGAACAAAGTAATCATCAATCCATTCACGCTTTTTGGGCTTGTTGGATTGTTTGTAATCCAGGATGGATTCTTCGTTCAAGTGCATGCCTGCACCATCAGTAGTACCTGCATAGATCTTGGGAAAGTATAGTGGAACTTCAATACCCCAGAATTCAGAGACATTTTTCAACCCATCACGGATTACAGTTCGGGCCATTTCATGACTTGACCAACTAAACGGGTTAGTACCACGTTCTTTGATTGCGCCTGTTTTCACATAGTCTTCGAGATATGTGTGCATACGTGTGCCACGGTTGGCAGCTTCTGTGGTGATTTGTTGTGCTTTTTCTGCTCCAACTGCACGCCGCCAATTATGCAGTGCTGCTTTGCTAGCTTCACTTTTGGTCTTGTCAAGAATGGTAGTCACACTTGGTAACTTGTTTCCATCAGGTGTGGCATAGAAACGTTTGCCGTCTATTGTGACTCGGGGAATTGGTTGATAATCAAATTTTGGATTGTACAAATTATACTCTAAAACTACTTCCGCAACCGCAGCGGTCACGTTCATTGGGGTTGTTGAACTGAAATCCTTCGTTAAGCCCTTGTCTAGTGTAATCTACTTCAAGTCCTTGTAGATATACCCTGCTTTTGGGATCAACAAATAATTTACAGTTGTTGCAATCGATACATATATCATCAGACCGCACAGTGTCTACATATTCTAACACATAAGCAAGCCCAGAGCAACCTGTTGTTTTGACTCCCACACGGATACCAATTCCGCGACCACGACGTTGAATAGTTTGAGTTATTTTTTGAGCAGCAGTTTCAGTTAACGAGATCATATTGTTTTTATAAATTCTTGCAATTCACATTCCCAAACAACAGTAATATTATACCCCAAGGATTCTAAATATTTCTGTCTTTCTGAATCTAACTGCCATTTTTCTTTGGCAGTTTTCTTTAACTGTGGATGGTAAAAGTCTTCAGCAAACAATTTTGGATTGCAGTGCCAATAATCTCCATATACTTCAACTATGTGTTTAGTGTCTTCGTTAACGTAATCAGGTTTATATTTTCCTATTTTAACATTTGTTTTATAATCAACTAACAATAGTTCTAATGTTTTTTCTTTTTTACTACGCGGAGAAGTTTTTGCAAGATGTCCAACATTTTCTGTGCCGTATCTTTCAAGATTAGTTTTTTTAACCTTCTCAAAATAATCAGTTGTATGTTTCTTTCCTTTAAAATTACCAGGTAGCCCTTTATTCCATGCAGTTTGCAATCCTTGTTTATTTTTGTTCCACGGCGTTCTTCCTTTGCAGGATTCAGATAAATTCTTAACCCATGTATCTCTATTTTGTTCTCTAGTAGCATACCGATCAGCATTCCATGTCCTGGATTCTGTCATATCTGGATTCCGTTGCCAGTGCAATTTAGCAGAACAAGATTTCGAACAACATTCTATACCAGAGCCTTTTACTAATGTTCCGCAGATAGGACACGGTTTATGTCCTTTTTGATAACCATTTTTGTTGTCTTTTCTTAGTGTGATGCCGCAACCGCATTTACATAGATTTTTCATAACTTTATTTATCAAAGTTATTTGCTCTATGTTTGGTTATGTTTTTCTTTGTAGTCTTTGACCGCTGCGGCAATGGCATCAGAAGCAAGGATGCTACAATGGATTTTGACTGGGGGCAGCGCGAGTTCTTGAGCAATCTCTGAATTTTTAAGAGCTGCGGCCTGGACCAGGGTTTTGCCTTTAACCCACTCGGTAACAAGACTACTCGAGGCAATAGCACTACCGCATCCGTAGGTTTTGAATCTAGCATCTGTGATAACTCCATTTTCTACTTTGATCTGAAGTTTCATTACATCACCGCAGGCCGGACTTCCGGTGAGTCCAGTCCCTACTCCTTCTTCGTCTTTAGAAAATGAGCCAACATTTCTAGGATTGTCGTAATGGTCGAGTAACTTTTCACTATAAGCCATATTTGTCTCCAGTTATAGATTCTACTATCTCAATGGGCTGATAACTATCCCATTTCTTTCGATTTTCTTCGCCTGTGATAAATTGTATATTCTTTTTACTTCCAAGTAAAGAGGGAGCAATACCTAATTCAAATCCTTGTCTATGTGGAATGATATGATCAATTTGCCAACTGTCTTTATACTTACCTATTGTTGGCACCCATTCACCGTTTGCTCTCATTTCTTTGATTGTTCTATATGTAAAATATCGCACTTGTTGCCGATATAATTTTAGAGGTTCTGTAATTGGATTTTTTGGCCTGAGATTGTTAAGCCGTCCATTCCAGTTAGGATTGTTTTCACCTAACATTCGCATTCTTGCTACTTCGTTGGTGCCACCTTTGTTCCACCCCAACCTTTTTCCAACCCGATTCTATTTTGTTTTGCTTTTTGTTCTTCGGTAAGTTTGATTCCTTTGTTCCACGGATCAAACTCACCTCTGTTTAATGGATTCTTACATTTCTGTGAACAAAAATCCAAGAAGCGTGGTTTAGTTTCAAATTCATTACCACAATACTGACAACACTTGGTAATCCCATACTTGTTTTTCATACAAGTATTTATCATCTAGGCGCGCCCGCCGTTTGGATTAAACTCCGCGGTCTTTCTTCATGGCTGACTGTGCAGCTTGTGCCACAATGTCCTGTGCTTGATTAACAGGCATGGTAACTGGACCAGGCTTATTGCCACCTTTGAACGTTAATTCAGTGGCGTTGGGATCCATGGGCTCAATCAGGCCATTTAGTGGTGGTTGTCCAACTAGAGTTTGCAAAGTGTCTGGGGTGATATCTATACCTATGCTTTGTGCTCGATTGATAAATGCCTGCACTGGCATTTGCATTTTGGCAGAAGTGTCCTGTGCTCTACCCACAGCAAACTTGGCCAAGGCCATGAGTTTGTCTGCTGTGGCATCTACTTCTACTTCGTTGATTTTCATTATCTGCGCTCACGACCTAGAGCTGCTGCTGGTCCACCAATTGCTGGTTCTTCTGGAGGCAGTTCACCGCCAAGTTCAGGACCTGGCGCAGGTCCGGCTAGTCCTTGGTCACCACCTGGTGGCATCATACCCATGTCAGCGCCTGGAACGGGTGCTTGTCCAGTAACTACACCAAGAGCTTGCTCTAACTGTTGCTTGCTACCTTGTAAGTTCTGTACCAAGCCGCTGAGTGCTGCTTGTGCATCATTGTTAAATTGTGCTGCTTGCTCTTGACCAATTTGATTCTTGATTGAATCAACCAAGGCTGGCAGTTCTTTGAACTGCATTTCGGTGCTGTCTTCGATCATGCTTTGCATTTTGTCCACCATGTCTTGTGCAGCCAACACCACTTGAGCTTGTTGTACTTCGCCTTCGCTGAGGTAGTAACCATTGGAACTAGCACGACGACGCCACTCTGCCACTGTGGTTGTTGTCTTGGCAGCATTGAGTTGATTTTGAAGATCAGTAACTTCTTTTTTCTTTGCTTCAAGATCCGTTTCGAGCTTTTTAACAGTATCTACTTTTTGTTTAGCAGCCATAGCAGCAGCTTGTTGAGGATTTATACCAGAAGTTGCACCATTGGCGGCTGCCATTTCATCTTCATAGATCTTTTCAGCTAATGCTTGTTCCATCATCATGAGCTTGAGATAAGCTGGATTCTTTTCGCTGGTATGGCGAGCAGGACTAGACCGTACTTCACCCAGCATGCCGCGCACCTGGCGATACATGTTGTGCAGTTGTGTACGATTCAAAGCGTCAAATTTAACCGATTGGTTGAAATGACCTTCGAATACTTTAGCGATTTGTCGGGTAGGGCGTGTTACGGCCAGTTCGTTTAGTTTCATCTGAGTTTCCTCGTAGTTGCCAGTATTTAGCCAAATTTATACATTTCGCTAGTTCTTTCTCTAGGACCTGAGTGTGATCTTGCCTAGCACTTGTTTTATTAATCAAGTTTTCCCACGTATGCCCTGCTGTGCGATCAGCCAATGCACGACGCACATATATGTCATTGCGCAATCTTGTAATGGATTGATCTAATTCTTTTATTTGTCTAGCCAAGTTAAGATGGTTTAGATTATCTGCCACACACCAAGCCAGAGCAGGCTTGGTACCTGAAAAAGTACCAATCTCATCATCACGCAGGCGAACTTGAAATCCTTCAGATACCGGCTGAATTGTGTACTTTCCAAATACTCGGTATTTCTTGCCATCTTCAATAATCACTTTGTTTAGCAGCAACGGTAATTCTTTTGCTGCCAATGCAGCTAATTTACGACTGGCTTTCATTTGAATACATAGTGTGTTAGCATCCAACCTATGCTAGCTACAAGAAGTCCAATCACAGCAACACCCCAACTGATCAACTGATCATTGCGTTTAGCCGACATGGTATGCACCATGCCATGTACTTCTGTTACCATGGATTTTAAAGAATCGACTCCGGACTCAACAGTTTCAATCTTGAGTTCCAACATTCGATAACGTTCAGCACATAGCTCAACGTGGGCCTCTAAACTTTTCTTTTCAATGTCTGTAGTGTCCATGATTTATTTATGTGTCAAGGGGTCAAACCAGATGTTGACATCTGGACGTAATAGCGTGGTCAACTGCTGTTCAACATAGTTAATAATGGGAACACCATCACAGGCTTGTCGTAGTCTTCCTACTGGATCATTGTCAAGTGCAAACACATCATCAAATTCTGTGTCAAATTCAAATTGCCAACGTTGATCTTTTGTTCTCACACGAGAAACTCTAACTGGCTGTGTGTAGAGACTGATCAATTGCATGATAGTTTCCCAGTTGCGTTGTTGGTTGCGACTACGAACCCATGTAGATATGTCGGTTACTTGTTGTCCTAGCTGATCCGTAAACGGTAATATGTTTTCTCTAAGATGCCCAGTAACTCCCGTGGGTCTGCAATCAAAGTCGGTGGTTATTTGTATACTCAATGTCATATGGTATTTAAGACCAAAAAAAAAGCCTTGGAAATTAATCCAAGGCTTTTGTTCTTTACTACCACCCAATAATATTAGGTTGGAGCGAAGTTGGTTGCACTAGACACAAACACAGCATTACCGGCTGCACTGTTCAACTGTAGGTTCTGACCACCAGAAGCTACTGTAGCACTGGTATTAGCAGTGGCCAACAATGTTGCAGCGGTGTACGCATCTGTTGGATACAAGGCCAAATTCAACACTGTGGGTGCTGCTGGGCTAACTTGATACATGGCCACAGTGGCTTTGGTCTGAATAGCTTGTATCAGGTTGTTGATGTAGCCGTTGACATTAGCAGATGTGGTCAAAGAACCATTAGCTACCAAGCTGAAAAAGTCCAGCTTAGGGCCTTGAAAGTTAACCGAGCCTGTGGCTGCAATGTTGGCTGTACCGGCAATGTTACCATTCGCGGTGTCCATGTGGAATACCGGTTGGGTAGTTCCGTTTGTTTTTGTAAATCCTGCCATTTTAAAATCTCCTAGTTAGTGGGTTTTTGCCCTACACTTATTTATGAATTTGGCAAAAAATCACAAGGTTGGCGGGTTGTTTCTTGCTTTGTTTCTGGCAGTAAAGTCAAATCTGTTCACTGCTTTGCCATAGCCTGCTGGGGTTGCAAACACCCATCCTTCATTACCAGGCACTTGTGCATCCAGCTGTGATAACAAATCTAATTTCAAATCGTGCAACAATTCAAACAACAAGAATGCCGCAGCTAGTGCCTGTTCATTTGAAGTAGGGCTACGCAGGTATTGTGCAATGTTGTTTACTTTTTGCGGAGTTTGGGTCTGTTGTAACCAAGACAAAAATCCTGGCACCAAATCACTAAAGTCCCCAGTGTACGCAGCATGATTTGGATCCACACGCTTGTTGATATAATCAATTGCTAATTTAGCCAAATCAGTTATCTTCATGGCTCGCAATTCTGTGGGATTAAATAATGTATCTAATGCTGCACGATTTTGACGTAGCAATGTTTTGATTTGTTTAACAATAGCATCATTCTTTGACACAGATTTGGCATAGATTGGTTCAATCAACAACAATCCAGGTACAGGATTGAACTTGACTCGGCTAAGCGGTTGTTTGGCTGCTCCTGCATCTTCATACATTGTGTGCACCGCTACACCTATATCACTGTTGGCAATTTGTTGACCAAGTTTGCTGTTGACAGGAATACGATACTGTACTGTATTAGGTTGGAATACTAGATTCCCAGCTTCCACCGGCGGGGTTTGAATGTATAGCAAATCACCTTTGACAAATCCACGGAAGTTCTCAGGAGTAGCTGCTTCGAGATAAGGCCATATGGTCTGATACACTGGCAACAATGAGTTGACTCGCGTGGCTGCATTACCTTTGGCTGCGGCATTGGCATCTCGTCGAGCCATATCGTCAGCAATAGCATCGGGGCTAGTGAATAATCCATCGTATCCTGCTGCTGTGAATCCTGCATCATCGGTGAGTACAAATTCGCCTGTATCTGGCTTACGGCCAAATACCACAGCTGGTTTACCGTCCCATTTTACTGATCCAGTTTTTGGATTAGTATAGAATGCATCTGCAATAGACAATGCTCGATCAACGCCGGAGGTTCCGCTACGGAATATGTAATCTTCTAGATGCTCTATGCCTTTGGCCTTACCACCTATAGCAGCAGGCTCTTGTTCATATAGCTCATATGTTTTTTTAGTTTCAATCAATGGCATCATACCTTGATTTACAATTCTATCTCGCAGTCTTGCCAAGAAGTTTACATCATTTTCTTTAACTGTAGTGGCAGGTTCTTGCAATCCTTCACGTGAAAGATATTCACGGAAGTCTGCTAGCTTGGTATCTCGTGCAGGGTCCTGTGCCAATGCAGCATAGATAGATTCAACATTCTTTAAATTCTCACGGGTGGCTCCTTGCCCTAGCAATACACTGGCCACATAGTCAGGGTCCATACCGCCATCAACCAGCTGATTTGATGTGCGAGAAAACATGCCATTGGCACCCACTTTGAGACCTAATTGTTTGGCTATACTGCTCATGAGCACATTGCGATTCATACCTTTGTATGCAGAATCTGCACCACCGGCATAGAAGAACTGTCCCCAATCTAGATTAGGAAAAAACATAAAGTCGGTTTGCACAAAACCTTTGTTGGCATCTCCGCCAATGGGTGTACGCAAGTGAACTTCTCCGCCTTTTTTGACCCATTCTCTAGGATCAAGCCCTTGACTCTGAACAAACTGTGTGAGTGTGGTGGCCAATTGTTCTTTGCTTATTTCATTGAGATCTACTGCTAAATCCAAGTCACCCGATGTGGGTTTTTTGCCGGTGCTGCCTAACCAACGTAATGGTATACCGTCTGAACCTTTTTCTGTGGTAAAGTCTATGCCGGTGACTTGTTCAATCCAGTCAACTGTGGCAGGCACATCTTGCAGATTGATACGTTGGGTCAATGGATCGCCCGACTTGGTTTTAAATACGTTGCCACCTTCAAGTAGCTGTTTAATTTGCATTACTACGCCTCACTGTTCTGGCAAATCTTCCTGCATCTCTTGTACGGATAGCATTGAGCAATTTGCGTGTTAGATTATCTGCCTGTTCCTTTGTGTAGGAAGCATCAATCTGTTCTAGTAGATTGATTGCACCGGCGATTATATTTGCGGCCCGGCTCTCTATCACTAGGTCGCGTTCACGCTCAATGTACATGGAATCTAATTCTTCTAATAAACTACGAGTGCGTTTTTGCATATGGATAAAAGCCCTTGAATTATTTATTGGTTTTAGGTTGTTTTTATCTTTCCTAACAACTGCTTGAGTTTGGTACTTTGCACATCTGCAGAAATTTTTGGAGCAAACGGATCATGCCCATCCTTGGGCTTTGCTCGTTCCCACTGTCCAGGTGTTACCACTGGTTCTGCCGGAGTAACCAAGGCTTTTGCCTTGATAGAATCCATCAAGCTGGGTTTACGGAATGAGTTTTCACTGTCTTCACCACCGGCATCTGTGATACGCATGGTATCAATATCATATTCTAAATCAATCTTTTGTCCTACACCTGTTGAACTACGCGATTTCATACATTGAATTTGATACTTTCCGCGCTCTTTCATTTGCCTGCTGGTAAAGATACCAAACACATTGTCTGCTGTGTTGATCTTCGAGATACCACCCGAAATATGACTGTGATCAAACTCTACTTCTTCGACGGCGCTGTTATGCGTTAAAATATCATTGGCATAAAATAAACGATTGCCGTTTACATTTATATCAATTGTATCTTCTTCACCAATATATTTGATTGATATGATTTCATCTTCAACGTAATTATTCATCCGATCCTCTCAATATAAAATGTTTGTGTCCACAATCATATATGCGTAATGCTCCCATATCTCGCATAATTTCTGATTCAGATTTATCTGGGTCATTTCCCAAACTGATTAATTTTTTCTTAGTCCAGCTTAATCTATGATACATAACTCCATTCAAAAAATACCAATAACCTGGCTTAGTAATATGTGATTGTGTAAAATTGTTATTAGTATACACATCACCTGTTCCATATCGCAAGTCCGCATATGTAGTAATATCCAAATTTGGATGTTCTTGTTGTATTGCTCTAATGAATTTACCTAATGCACCTGGAACATGATACTCGTCAAATGCCAATCTGATTATTTCTATATTGGAATTTTTCTTATTGAACCGACTACCCTTCATACAGGTGAGCACTGCTAGTAACGAGTCATTGTGGTATAAACCATAACATATAGATGCTCTACTATGTCCATGGATATGATTCTTTTCTAAAAAACTTTTGGCCAATCTATGGTGAATCTTCTTGACCTGACATTTTCTAGCATGAATCCGTACATCGGTTATACCCAATCGATGTTTTATCATGCGACAAATTAACTCACGTTTTTCTGCCCATTCACAATCTGTGACCATTAATAATTTAATTCCTTTATCGGCACATTGTTGATATTTTTGTTGATGGTAATTTGGTTCAAGTCTATCCTCACTATGCCAATAAACACCATTTACTTCAATTGCAAAATTCTCTTTTGGAAAATATAAATCAAGTTCTTTGGGGGATATTATTTTTCTACTATTCTCAATAATTTGACCAGAATAGAACTTACGTATCTCTGATAGTATGTCCTTTTCTATAGAGCTTTGTCCACCAAAATTCCCAGTGGGGTAACAAGTCTGACATCTGGGAATTTTTCCAAATATATTTGATGCAAAGACTGTCTGGCAACTTACGCAGGTCCAGGCCAACTCTTTGTCTCTCACATGGGTATATTCAGTAAATTCAAAATTAGGAGTTGCAAATTCAGATATTGTCGCCAGTAATTGATTGAAAAATGTCAATTGCTTGTTTCTTCCTCGCTGGGTCTTTAATCTATCAATCTGTCCGGGATTGATTACTCCGTATCTGTCTGAGCATGTTTGTCGAACCCGTTCTTTATATTCTACAGTAGATGAAAAATGATCAACCCCGTACCGTTGTTTATTGGTATTTTTTTTCTTTTCGGCAACAGTTTTACTATTAGCTGTACATTTCCTACTACAGAATTTAGCATAGCCTCGGCCAAAATCTAAAAACTTAGTAGAATTTTGACAGTAGCCGCAAACTGAGGGTGTATCATTGACCCAGCGCCATGCCTTTTCGGACAAACTGCCACCACTCAATTCATTTATTTTTGCATACAGAAGTGGCTGCCGAGACTTCAATATTATTGACGCTACTCTGGGTTGGTTGTCCCATAAATTGAGTATATAATTTTTCTCCTGCAGATAATCCATCATTTATTGTCCTTAATCCTTGTGAAGTGGGAAATTTATGATTTGCACTACACATAATCGTTTTACCAGTACGAGTGGTTATCTTGTAAACTGACTGCCTGGTGATAGGCAAAATTTCAGTCACTGTGACCGATCCCGAATCAGATTGCAATTGGTCACCTACCTGCACCTGACTGATGGGTTTGGCTTGCCCATCAACCACAACCACAGTATCTAATGTCAAACACCTGTTCAATTGACTTGCAGTCACCATCAAGATGCCCAACTCTTTGGCCAAATTTCTTAATTCCTCACTAACATATTTATCTTTCACAAACAAGTCATTAGGACTTACCTTTGCACTCACAGGCATCAACAAATCCAAGTAGTCAATCATCACAAAGTCCACACGCTTGCCTGTTTGAATTTGATACTCTTTCAAATAGGCTCGTATGTCATTGATGTTGCTTTGTGCCGGTAACCCTTTCACTTGATAGTTGCCGGATTTTTTTGCTACCAGTTTGACTTTGAGTTCTGTTGTGTCCATGTCCTTGCGAATATCCTTGGTACTCATGTTTGTGAGCATGGCATCAGTTCGCAAACTTGTGAGTTCTTCGCTCAACTCCAGTGTGATGTATACTCCGCTCAACCCTGTTTGTACCCAGTTCAATGCTATGTTCATCATTACCAACGATTTGCCAGATCCTGACCCGCCTGCAAAAATGTTGAGTTCGCCTCGACTGAATCCGCCATACAACAGTCGATCCATTTGTGCCCATCCTGTACTGACTTGTCCGCCAGAATTGAAATATTTTTCAAGCCGTGCTTTGGGATCAGCAAAATAATCAGTGCCCATGTCTTTGGTCAATGATATCTGCACAGCGTCTTTGATTAGTTTTTCAACTGGATCGTAATCACCCTTTTCCAACAAGTCTGCTGCTTTGAGAATTGCACGTTCTAGTTCTTGTCTGCGTGTGAAAGATTCAAACTCTGTCATGAACCATTCAAAGTGGCCTTCGTTCAGTTCTGGCACTGACTGTAGTTTAATACCAGTGGTGGCTGCTATCTGAGACCGATCTGGCAAGGTCTTGTATTTGTCTCCGTGCTCTTTAAGAAACTCAGCTGCTGGTCTCAAACTTCGATCAAAGTTCTCTGGATTATAAATGTTCTGCACACGCACGTACCCCTGTGCATCCTCCAACATCATTTCCAAGAATAACTTTTGTACTTCAATTCCGTATTCTTTTAACAATCTGTCTCTTCCTTAGTTCAATTTTGATCCGACTGGTTTCACGATTTTCAAATATAGTTAGCACAGTTGCCAACCTGCCATAACGAACCACACTGTCGTTCACGTCTTTGACGTCATCGGGCCATGGTGGCATACTCACTGCCCATCCCAGTTCCACAGCACGGTCCACAAGTTCCATCCCTGCTAAATCTTGATCAGGCACCACTGTAATTTCTCGACCCAAGCTGCGAATCAATCGTGCTTGTTTATCTGAAATAGTGTTATGCATTACTGCCAGTCCACCAATACATAGTGCATCAAATACACCTTCTACCACAATTACATTAGTCCAATCCGCATGTTGCAAGTCTGTACCAAACACATAGCCTGGTTGACTACTGCTGATATATTTGGGTTTTCTATTATCAAGGTATCGCTCAGTGTGCCCTACCACACGATTGTGATGAGTAAATGGGATAATCACTGCTGTACGATGATTCTGATAATTCTTAAAGATCAACGCAGGGTAATCTTCAGGCACTCGACGAGTACGTAGATACTCTCTAAGTTCGTTATCCTCAGTCAACAACTCGCTCAATGGTGGCAACTCTTGTTCTTCAAACGTGATGTTTGCTAACGTATCAAATGTACGTTGTCGATCGTCGATGATACCGTATATGCCTCGATGTCTTAGACTTTCTAAGTTTAGCATGTCAATTTCAGCATCAGGCACACCCATCCAGCTCAAGAGCCTGCGGGCCTTATAACTTAATGTACGACCAAGGATAAAGCTAGCGGTGTAGTTGCAGTTGAAGCAATGATAACTCCACCCTTTTTCAGATGGTTTAAGACCCCCGCGATTGCGTGTGTCTCGTGTGCTGCTATTATGTTGACAACATACTGCATTGAAACTTATCCAGCCCGATGGGGTTATCTTTCTTTTTGCTGGCAAGTACGCAAGGATATCTAGCATCCTTACATTGTAGCAGAGTCTATGGTCAAAATCAACTTTTCAGCAATCATTTCATGCCCAATCTCGTTGGGATGGCCGCCGGGCATGACCAATTCACGTTTTCGATTTCCCGGATGATCTCGAAGCCACACTGTGGTTGCAAATTCAGGCCAAATTATAGTGGGAGTATTTTTCATTTTGCACTCAGCAGGCATGACATGAAATTGCATTATGGGTATGTTATGTCTTGCAGAGACTCCGTCAAAAAACATCACAGTCTGTTGATAATTTAATCGTGAAAGTTCTGCGCAGTTGGTCAATACCAATTGTTGTTTGACCATGGTTCGAAATTCTTCAGGTACTACACTGCTGCCATATTCCACCCATGAAGAATGTATGAATTTGTTCCAAGGCGGATCGTTACTGTAACTACGATGATTGGGATTATAAAAACTCAATCTGTCAGAATCAGTGTGTCCAACTAATACTAAACATTCGGTAGGGTCAGGTTCATGATCTAGCCACCATTGAAATGTCCAAATTGAACTTTGCATACTGCCGCCCGGAATGCCAAAGTTCTCAACTGGCACACAGTAATGTTTGCCCAGCAACCCTAAAAAGTTATGATTGGTTCGGTATTCATCATTTTGCGTCCAACATGAGTGTGCGTCTGAATGGTGTTGTGCCAATACCGGATCCAATAACTCGTCACCATACATCCACGAATCACCAAATCCTACAATTTTTTTATATTTCATTATCTAACTAGAATGCTTACAATGGCTCCACGATTGAGACTGACCGCAGCAATCTGATTGCTTTGTTGTGGGTTACTCACGTAACCTTGACCACCATTAATAACATTTATGGCACTTACTGAGGTGCCTTCAATTTCTGCTTCGGCCACAGCACCTGCACCCAGGCCAATGATGTTTACCCGTGGTGGTGCCAGATATCCATATCCTGACTGAGTCACTGTGATAGATGTGATCACTCCATTTGCACCGTATGCTTTGGCCGTTGCCAATTGTACCTGTTCTGTACCCGGCCATTGATCTGCTACCAGTCTCAACAAAGGATGATATCCTAATACGTTGATATAGTCTGTACCAGTTTTATTATAATAGCTTTGCTGTTCAGTCACATCCACCCATACTGATTCATATGTTTGTGCACCTTGTGCTTTGACATTACCAGTGAAATGATCCATTTCCATTTGGAATGTGGTTAGGCTGGTTCCATTGCTGACCACATGGCTACTGAATCTTTGTGGATCGTTATAAACATTCCCATATGCACCTGGTGGGTTTAGTGCCCAGTCTGGGTAATTGGAATTGAATACCGGATCTAGGTATGATTCGGGACCGTAGATGTTGGGTATGGTTACCAGGTGACTGGGCACAAAAGCAGGCTTTACACTGTCCACAATATCCACATCGCCGCGGCCCTGAGCTTGGGCATCCACAAACACAGCTTCTACCAGGTTGCCGCTGGCACGTTCTATACTGTAGCTGGACGGCTCTGGTGGAAATTCGGTGGTTTCTGCAGATGTCAATGTGACTTTGGCGCGACCGTATTGTGCATTGATGATGACCATTTCTTTTTCAATCAACTGTGCAGTACCTGCTAGATTGATCAATTTGAATCGCAATTCACTTCCAGTGATGTTCACAGGCTTTTGATCTTGATTAACAAACTCAAACAAGATCACGTTGTCAACACCTTTGTTGATGGTTAATTTTTTAGCATACACTGGGTCCCACCTCCGGTCAAAATAAGCACCGCTGGAATCCAAGACCAACACTCGTTGGATTTGCTGATAGATATAGATCTGAGTTGAATACATATGGTGCTCCAATGATATTTATCTGAACTCTCCTGGTATAAATATCCGAACTAGTACAATATGGGCAGAGACTTATTTCAAACACTTGCAGACAAATATCCGTTTATAACGCTATGTGTGTACGCTACCAATGAATATGTGGGTATTGTACAGAATAGAGATGATATAATCACCACTATCTATGATTTTGGAAACGTTAAGGATCTAGATCAGAAACGTAGATATTTGGACTTGGCCAACACCTGGTGGTGGGAGTCCAATCGCAGCATACCTATCAATATATTCCTACGTGGTGAATGGGATGAGTTCCGCAGTTGTTTACGAACGTTTGTGAATAAAGATTTGGAAATACTGCATGGCCCTGTATGCAGCTTGAACGATATTGCTCGTAGAAAAGGCAAACGCAAATCAATTACCTTGGTCAGGCGAATTGAGTAAATTCATATGCAACGACACCAAGGCTGCATATCCAAGTGAGTGTGCTTTCTTGAATACATAGCCTCTACTGTCATCGCCATCCCAGACTGATCGAAACACATCGGGCCAAGATTGGTTCTGCAAGTGTGCTTTTCCCGGACGTATTACCGAGATAAATGCTGCCATTCTAGTAATTGAATCGGGCCGCATACTTTTCAATAACTCAGTATAGTTGCCAATATGAACTAGTTGTTTGGCCCAGTCTTGGTCTTTCCACAATCTATCCCAAGGCGGTATAGCTGCCAGCATGAGTTCATAATGTGCAGGATCACGAATCAAACTATAAACGCTCATATTTAACAAGTCAATCTTGAAGTAACCACGAGATTCAGCTGTTTCATAATCTAAGGCTGCACAACCTAGCACAGGATCACGTGGTATGTCAGTGACGTAGATGCCTGAGTTGTGTTTCTTTCCATTACTTTGCCGTGCTGCTGTGTGCTGGATCAACGCCAGCACAGCATCTCTGTTGGGCACGTCAATGTCAATGTCTGCGCTCATACTTTTATCAATGCTGCGGTCATGCGCAGTTGTTCTTGTGCTAGTTCCACAGCTTTCACTAGGTCAGCAATTGCAGGATGCTGCTGTGCCAATCGATGCATTTCTTGTTCTTCTTGCATTTTCTGAGCTGCCCAGTCTATGGCCGATTGATATTTTGGGATGAGACTCACACTTGCATGACTGGTGGGTATGTGTTTCCATCCAGCATTGTCAAATACTTCCAATAAATTACCATTGACTCTTATCATGCCTTGCATGGGATTTTGTGTGTTTTGTGTTACATACGGTAAACTGGTGTCAGCACCAGTTACTTGTACATACGCATCGCCCATTAGTCCTTTGATCATGATGTGCTCAACTCCAATATAGATTGTTCAAATTGTCTAAACCCAGCATCTATAATTCGATTCAAATTTAAAAAATTAGATCTATTTTTTCAATGCAATTAACTTTAATGCAGATCTGATATTGACTCATAAAATCATCTACAAAATTGATTGGATTAATTTCTAATTTTTTCATCACCATCCTGCTTGTGTTAAAATTTCTTGTGCATACGCCTGATCTGCCGGGTAATCCACAAACTTCTTTTGCCATATATCTGAATCAATATAAGGCCATATCATAGCCACTTGTTCTGCATTGAGCTCGTTCAGGAACTTCTGTCCAGATTCTGAATTGTAAATCACCCAGGCACTTATCCTACCTGTGGTAATTGCATAGCATGTGGCATTTGCACTGCCATATCTCAAACAATCATGTGACGGAGCATTTTGCTTTTCGCTCCAGTTTATTCCGTATTCAATAGCACGAGCCAATGCATCATCTACAGCTTCTCTCTGCACATATTCCACAAGATACTCTGTGTATAGTCGATCACTGCACCAGTTGTCAATTTTCTTGTTGTTCTTCAACAACCACTCTAGTAAACGCACAGGGTTTATTACCTTGACATCTACGCAATATCTACCCCATTTTACAAAAGCACGATAATAAGGTGACGTGGCAAAGTCTTCCCAAGTCTTGACTTTGTCTGATCCTTGTGTGTATTCGTAGAACTTCAAGTAGCCTTGCAGTCCTAGCTGTACACCACGTTCTGAAGATTCTTGATAGCGTTTTTTCTGTTCGCAAACATGCACACTCAGTGTGGATTCCCGGCTGAATGATCGAGCACAATACCTGCATGTGAAGTTACTTGTCGTTGCCATGGTCACGTATGAGTTGTGTGACTTCTTTCTTGGTGGTCATGGTGGCCATCAAATCAATCTCATCTTCTCGAAAATGCGGGTACAGTTCCCTCAATTGCTTTTTTAGTGCAGAGTCGCCGCCTTCTTTCTTTTTAAGTGAAATCCAATCATGCCGCATAGCGCCCAGTCCTGGGCTGGCTGCTGTGGCCATGAGCCATTGCAGTTTGGGATGCCGATGCATGGTAAAAAAGTGCTTGTTGAGATAATGATTCACACTCTGCACATAGTATTCTTGTAGTTCCCGACTGCCGCTCACTGTGCTGCCCCAACGTACCATAAGGAATGTGCTAAACTTCCGGCGTTCTTCTGGTGTGAGTTCATCATAGAATGCTCGATTCTTTGCATCCATCTGCTGCATCTCATTGCTGATGTGTAGTTTATCCATTACGTTGTCTTGGTCAAATGATAGATCATTATAGCATGGTCTAACACATCTTGTAAAGCAGGATTGGTTTCGGCTGCTCGACGTATGTTGCCCCACAGCTTATGTTCTAAAATATGTTCGTGTAATGGCCGGCCATCCGATGTGCGTGGATCATAAGTTTTAATTAACTCACGCTGATCTGCACCTGACTCACGAGAGTACACAGTATTACCACCGTCGGGACTTTCAAATATTGGCATTGTGTTAGTACAACAAAGTCATGGCGTCTTTGAAATCCAAAGTTGCTCCATTGGAGCGCCATTGTTCGGCAATCAACCGATGCGACCAGTACTGTGCATCATTTACGTCAACACCTTTGTTTTCAAAAGTAGTGCCAAGATTGGAATTTTCAACTAACATTGGAAAATTATAAATTCCCCCCCACGCACTCCCCGATTGCAAATACAGCAAATTTTCTACAATAGGCATGAGCACAACTCCGTCTACGTCGATATTATCTAAACGATAGCCGTTATAGCCAAAACACACTTTGTCCAATAGAAGTTTAACATAAGAGCGGCGGAGCAACGCATATGATCCCCACCAGCGTCCACGAGCGAGCTGGAGCGTTAATATTGGCTCTCCGGCTGGGTTACAATAAGGCATCAGGACTCTGGTCAATTGAACTACATTCCACCCTTCAGGAAGATTGTTTACAAACTCGTCCCAGGTGAAATTCCAATGCTTTATGCTTTCAAAACTCACATCATCTTCACAAAAAATTGCATATTCTTCATCGGTGGATACGTACCAATTTCTCAAAAGATTTATGTGAGAGATTATGGTTCCCATCTGTCTGCAAACATCGGGCGTGAATGATCCTGAACCTGTTACCTGAACATAATTGGAAATTTTATTAAATCGTTCAGTGAGATACACATTTGTTTTTGTAATGCCATACTGATCAAATTGATCTTGCATGAATTTTCTACGATCCGTACTTTCACGTAAACTGGTGTAGTTCACCGAAGGAAAGTTTTTGAGTTTTTCTTCAATGGTTAATTCTGCCATAATTTACCAAGCCTTGTTGTAGTCCACAATTTCACAGTTACGACTAACGTCTTTGACAAAATACACACAGTCTGGTTGTGGTGCATCATTGATAGGTACGCACAACATCTGCCCATTTTTTAGCTTGGGTGCATACCATGCTACTTCTTGATACACATCCACAATTTCAATAGGAGGAAAACTTGGGCGGAAACTGCTTAAAGGATTGAATTGAAACAGTTTAAATCCACGATCATTGATACTGGTCAGTGGTAACATTTCTAAGTCACCCACATCAGGTTCTCCTATCAACACTTGCCAGTCCATGGGCATTTTGATTCTTGCATCACCTATCTGCAATACCAGTGCAGGTGAATTAAAACTTTCAAGAAAAATCAAAGGTATGTAATGATAGTCAGGATTGGCTGGATCTGAATTATCTAATATGGCAAATCTCATGTCATCTACTTCTTCAGGTAAATGTGTGAGATCATAGGGTTTGTTGTCTAATGTCAATATACGCATGAATTTATTGTACTATATTTTTTACAAAATTGCAACCTCATTGCCATTGTAATTTTTCCTGAGTATAAGGATACTCAGCATCATTATAGTAGGCCTTGCGTTTGGCCAAATGCCGCTTGCTGAATTTACAAGTGCTGGTGATATCCCAAATCTGCACATGATCTTTGTCCTCAGCTTTTCTAATACCACGCCCGATTGATTGAATTACTCGGGTGAAACTTTTGCCTGACTCAATCATGACCAAGTTAAAGATACGTGGTATGTTGATACCAACTGCTGCCACACCATATGTGGCCACAATGATTTTGCCAGTGGCAGTGGCCACTTCGTCGTATTCTTCTTGGCGTTTAGCGCCTTTGGTTGCACCCGATACAAATACTGCTTGATCTCCCAATCTTGCAACTAGTTCATGCCCGGGTGCTACTCGATCTACCAGCACAAGAGTATTACCAGTTTCATTCACTTGTAAAACCAACTGGGCTATGGCATCTAATCTGCCGGGTTCTTCCAGTAGATATTTTAGTTCTTCTTGATAAGTTTTGTGCTCTCGAATGTCTACCAACTGCACCACATTCACGTGACACTGTGCCAATACACCACGATCTTGCAATTCACTTGCTGCTAGTTTTGAAATAACTGGTCCCAGACTTACCAACAATGCTTGGCTTTCAAATTCTTCTTTGGGAATAGTTCCGGTCAATCCCCATCTTAGGGGAATCTGACACATGGCACCCGTCAGCAGGGTCTTGAGTGCGTCGGCCTTGGCCATGTGGCAATTTGCCACAACAGCTCCTTCAACAATATAATTATGATCATTTTCTATGTGTAAGTTGTACACTTCTGTTGGTTTGATAATTTCGGTTCGGTCAATTAGTTTCATATAATGCCTTTATTTTTTTTGCTGTTTTATCGTCAAATCGATTATAATCAATATCCATAATCTGAGCTTGTAACCATTCTTTGTCAACTAATAATACAGTGTATCTGTTATTTTTTGCCCATTCATTGAGAGCATGCATTTTTGCAGTAAACTTTTCACCCAAACATAATTCTCTCGGTTTAACTTCTATAACTTGTTTGTTATGATGATCCACAAAGTCCACAATATACACATGATTCTCAGAATTCAGTTCATATTTTATTCTCAGTAATTCATATTCTGCAAATTCATTGATATATTGATACAATGCCTCCCAACTCGATCTGTAGGCCGTTCCGTCTAATGTTGCATCCCAGTGTGTGTTTCTATTATTACTGTTGGGCGTAAATGTTCCGGCTAATATCTTGGATTTCATAATTTGCGATCGCATTTCTTTATCAGCATCAGACATTTTAACACCGTACATTCCATTTCCAGGGCCGGAATTTTTTAGACTGATTTTATTTTTAACTATTTGAGTCAGATGAGCGCGAGTTCCTATGTTTTGACCCTTTGTTCCGATATTCCACGGTGTACCAGTATTGAGATTTTTTTTAATAGCATTGCCATGTTTTTTCTGTACAGCCCGGCCGCCAATGGCCGATAGCATTGCTCTAATTTCTTGTTCTGTTACATTACCACATAACAATTTGTCAATATTAGTAACCCATAACTCTGTTTTGCTGTTTGTTATTCTCTTGACAAATCTATGTTTTTCGTTGTTGGTCAATGTGATTCCAGTTGATAGTGTTATACTATTACCAGAATAATTTGTAATACGAATCAATTGCCCGTTCTTTTTCAATATTTCATTTAATATATCTATCATTTGCTGAACAGTCTTTTTCATAAACACCTTTGCTTTAGTTATATGTATTTATGTTTTATTTATGATTTCGTGTGCATTGGTCAATTCATCTGCTCTCACCCATCCAGTATCAGTTAGAAACTTATGATTTCCGGTGACTAGTATTTTATTCCCATTGTCAAACTCTAGCTCATACATTTTTTCACTGGAGGATTTAGCTAAATTCACATGCTGTTTAACCACAATATCAATCTTAAATTCTTTTGTAGTTTCAGAATAGTTGATAACTTTGTCACCTGATTTAATATCTCTAATAGGCACATATCCAGTTGGAGTTAACACCCTGCTATCTGCCGAAAAACATTCATCCACAATCACACAAACAACATCTGTCAGGAATTCCTGTATGGTACAATCACCCACACCATTCTTGGTATTCTTCATGAGATTGTTCAGGCTTTGCCACGTGCATATGGTATGACTACGACCATATTCTTTTCTATCTCCGAAGTACACGCCTACATCCAACTCCATGTTGATATAATCTTTTTCTGTTTGTGTGACCAAGCTCTTGTTGGGCACAATCACAATACTGCGACCATACTTACTAACTGCGTCACTGAGTGCTGCTGTCATGATGGTGTTGTGGTGAATCACCCCATCCATATCATAATAAAGGTGTGGCGAATCTATTCCTATATCATAAAATGTGGTATCAGGTATTTCGTAAATGGCATCTATAGTAACGTCTCCGTTGATGGTTTCAATTTTTTCACCCACACATAAATCAAAAGCAAAAACGTCCCTGCCATTCTGTCGCAGAATATGCTTAGTGGCACACTTAATTTCTATTCCCGTAGACGTAACCAATTTAATTCCAGAAAGATTTTCTTTCTTGATTATATGGTTAATCCGAGACGATCCTGTAGGGGTATCTATATAACAACCCAAATCTGCTATATCGATCTCTTGATTGTGCTGTAGTTTTATATTTTTATACTCCTCTACTGCCGTTGCCAATTGTCCAATACTAATCTTCATTTAAAAACTTTCTACATTTGTTAATGATTTCATCAGGGTTTTCTCTGTAATCCTTTTCTGAGATACGTAATATCGTAAATCCGGCTGCTTCCAAATCCCTCATTTTTCTTTGATCCTGTTCCCATATTTCAGCAACCGGTCTATTTCGAAGTATATCGGTTGCTTTATACAAAGCAGGATTGGCATGCCAATAATCGCCATCAAATTCAATTATTTTTCGAGTTTCAGAATCGTAATAATCAATGCGATATGTTTTTGATTTACCACGCACAGTAGTTTCATCGTCTCCGTATCTACCTTTACCGCCAACAGCATTGAATAATTCAGTTGAGACTTTGCTAATACCCAAAGTTAGCTTCGACATCTTGTTGAGCCATTTTTCTATCCTGGTGTTATACTTCAACGTACCGTCAACTTCTCCGTACTTCTCTATATACCAACTTAGCCCATTTGTAACTTGCATCTCTGCTACTTTCTGACACGCATTGGCATCTGAATATCCTTTTTTAATCCAATATTCTTTAGTTCTAACAGAAAATCCACGAGCACCTTTTTTTGAAGCCGGGGACTTTGCTGATCGAGTTTGTTGAATTGCTGATACCTTTTTGTTTGCCTCTTCTTTGGTAAAGCCAGCTGCTAACCAAAATTGCCGATTATTTGTAAATTTTCTTGTTTTGTGCTTTGAAAATGTTGTTAAAATATGATTGGCTTCATCTTGAGAAAATAATGTAGTTAACTTCTGCACCGTAGCATAGTTCTTACTGTCGGCAGAACATCCACAAGTGTTCACAATAAACTCGTTTTTACGAAACCCGACGGGCAATGTCAAATGACATTTTAAGCAGTGTCTAGACTGAACTTCAAACTTGTTAAGTCCACTGTATGGCATATAATATACCTTATCTCCGTTGAATTGTATCAAATCCCATATGTCTAAATCAAGATTTTTTCTTGAGATCATCGAAGACCACATTTTTCTTTGGTATTTTTTAATAAATTCTTGTAACATAGTTTTTGCTCCTGTAGCTATTTTCTATATTTATTTATTAAAAATCCTCCAAAACTTGAGTTTTCGGATACTGCGATATTAAGCAGGGTGTCAAATGTAACACACTTACCCGCTCCAGTGGCCACTTCTTGTAGACACTGTGGGTTGGCTAGAAAATTGTTGATGATTTCTACTTGATAATCACGCAGCTCAATAGGCTTGCCTGCCAGTGGGTGTTTAACAGGCCAGATCTTGTGGGCATAAGTCTGTTCGTGTACTTGATCAAACTCAAATGTGGTTGTGTATGCGCGTTGATCATCCAGCTCAACATCATAATTATGTTTGTCTAGTATGGGCAAGATCTCTGGCAATAGATTCACATAGGTGCTGCCGCTCAGTTGAAAGTATGCTACCTTGCCGTCCCAACGGCCAAGTCTCACTGCTGGCAGATAACGTGCGTAAGGTACATCGTATTTGAATTTTTTTACCAGATCTCGTCGAGTGTCAAGATCTAGCCCTTCAATTTTGATATTGACTTCGTCACTTAGTTTAATTGTGCATTTTTTCATACAGTATATAGTAACACACTTGAATGCCATAGTCAAAAAAACAGGCACCAAAGTGCCTGTATAAAAGAGTCGTTGGGCTAGAAATCCATTGGCGACTCTGTTTCTGGGAGAGCCAGAAATTTTATTTGGATTTGTCTCGAATTTGAAATCCAGCTTCTTCAGCTTCGTCAGCCTCGTATTTGGTATCTACTGAATACAAAAACAAATCACCGTCCCAAATCTCGTACATGTTGTTTCCTTAAAAAATAAAAAGTAGCACCTTACTCAACGAGCAGGCACTGGCTACCAAACACAACCATCCCAAAAATTTATTACCACCATCAAAACTGATCTTTGAAAGGAATGCATTGCCTAGCATCCACAAAATTTGTTCAACTGCTTGATTCATATTACATCACAATCATCAGGACTATAAACGCTGCCAACCATGGGTAGCCGCAACACAATGCTGCAATAGCAGCTACCCAGGCCATGTTAGGCTGCTTTCATGCAAGTGGTTTGATGTCTGTCATAAATAATTTTATGAAATTCCTGGACAACAAATATACAAAAACTTATTTTAACATTATTGCTTCTGCTAACACAAGAGTTATCGAAGGGTATGTTGAAAAACATCATATCATTCCAAAAAGTTTTGGGGGGACGAACCATGCTAATAATCTTGTCAAACTTACTGCAAGGGAACATTTTATTTGTCATTTGTTACTAGTCAGAATGACCCAAGGGAGAAATCAAACAAAGATGCTACGGGCAATTCAAGCATTTGGTAAGTTGAAAAAAACAAACAGATCTCTCACAGCCCGACAGTACCAATTAGCACGAACTCTTACTGCTGATCTTCCTGCATGGAACAAAGGAAAAACTCTTGCCGACTATACTCCTGAACAAAAAGAGGCACTCCGTAAATCTGGTATTACCAAGAGAGGCAGAACACAAACTGCCGAAGCTAACGCTAAAAGATCTGCAACGCAATCCGGAAGACCTGCTCATAACAAAGGTAAACCTATGCCTTTCAAAGGAAGAGTCAGTCCCACCAAAGGTATCACACACCCCAAGAAACCATGTCCTCATTGCAGTAAAGAAGTTGCCGCAAATATTATGGCCAAGTATCATGGGGATAGGTGTCAATTTAGCCCCTGGCACGCATACATGTCGTCTCTGCCAGGCGTTTCCAGTTGCCTTCGCTGAGTTTACGCAGATCAGCAATCTTCAATGCCATACGCAGGCTCATCTCACGCAGACGATTTTGATTCTTGTCCATAAACTCAATGATTGCATCTTGAGTTTCGGGCTCAAAGTCGTAGTCTGCAAACAGTACACCGTCCTTGGCAATCTGTTTGATACGCAAGATCTTGTCACGCATGGTGTCAAGAGTCAAGTCCAAGTAATGGCAACGACTTTGCAGCGCATCCAAGTGATCACGCAGTTTCTGCGACTTCATTGCGTCAAACTTCAAGTTGGTAATAAAAATTACCGAGCCTTTGAAGTCAAACTGATCTGGAATGCCTTCGCGGCGCAGAGTAGAACTCTCGCTCAACCAAGAAATCTTACGCTTCTTGCCTGAGTCCAATGCACCCTTCAGCAAGTTCAATGAAACATCGTCTAGTAGAATGCTGTCGCAGTCATCGAACACCAGCACACAGTTTTCGTCGCTGTATTTGTAAAGAGTCTGATACAGGCCAATTGGAGTTGCACTGCCTTTGACAACTTCTGCACGAAGACGCTTGCCTGCAATCTTGTCAAACAGTGTGGCTTTTTGGATTTCTTGCTCAACACCAAAGCTCTTGCCCACACCCGGGGGACCTGACACAATCATTGCGCGGATATCGCCGCCGATACAGGCCTTGGACATTTCTGTAAGGATTTCAAAACGCTCACGGATACGAGTCATTGCTTCTTCTTCAGACTCTGCCAGATTTGCAGTCTTGGCGCTCAGTGTAGGAGCCAGAGGATTCAGTTCTACCGTATCGCCGTTCACCATTTCATAGTCAGTGATAGCATCGACCAGCACACGGATGTTTTCCGGAAGGTTCTTGCCCAAACTGCCATTGTTCGCAATGGTGACATAGCCGCCTTTGGGCCCGGTCTGAAAGCCTGACACCAGCTTGAAGCATTGATTTTTGATAGTTTTGCCGCGATACACGCCGCGAATGATACGAATTGCGCTCATGGTTTCTAGCCCCGTTTTGTTAATATGCCACTATTGTAGCAGTTGTTGCATTACTAGTCAACTGCTTTTTACAGGATTTTTCCAACTTTTTCTGCAAAAACTGTGATTTTTTTGCCACATTGTTCGGCAGTGTTTTTGTTGGTATCTTGGTTGACATGCAGCTATTATAGCCGATCATGCAATATCAGTCAACCAAGATAGTTTAGCGCCAGTGTTTTTTTATTACAACATCTGTAGTCTCGTGCGGTTTAGGATCTCCATGGAATACCAACACACTATTGTTGGGTTGTAATACTGTGCCTCGTCCTGGTCGGTTGTAGGTTCTATTTGTGAAATTCATACCGCCGTCTAGTGCAGTCCACCGCCAACTTACAATTCGATCTGAATCCATAAATCGACGTTTTTCTGGAGCAATAACTGTTGTGAGATATTCCTGATCACCGCCGTGGTGATATCTGCTGATTATTTTGCTGGCTCCGTGCTGTTCAAAATTTGACCACACATGAGACCATTTGGTAGTGTCCCAATACATTACAGATGAGTTCATATTTTGTATATCTGGTTTCCATAGCACTCTGAAATCTCGTATGGTCCAAAAATAAAACGGGCTAAGGCCCACAATCCAATCTATGTTGTCAACAATCACTGTGTCTAAGTCAAAGTACAACAATTGCCCAGAATGGTGCACTGGATTGAACATTTGCATTTTGTACCACCAGCTGCGTTTGCGACCACTTATGCCTGTCCATTCTGTCAAATCATGTTTGATCATATGCGGTGGCACCGGCCGGCTGGGTTCTGTATACACATGCAATCTCACACCACGAGTCAGATGGCGACTCAACATGCTGTGTAATTTTTCTACATAGACCCAGTCATAACCTGAGCCATGAATAACGCAGGCACAATCAACAGGTCCTGTTGGGTCTGACACTGTGGGAGCTATATATCCTGGTAGTTTTTTTGCCCGATGTGCTTGTCTCTCAGCACGATGCAGATCTTTTTCACGTTGGGTAGCCACGATTATACCGGTGGATTATTCCAATATTCTGGATATTGTTTCAGTATACGTTGTACTGCTTCGGGATAAATGATGTTTATAGTGTGTGTGGTACATTTATGATTAATTGCAGATATAGTGTCCAGCTGTTTAAATGCTGACAATATTTGTTCAGGGTCTCTGTGTTGACTTTCTATGCAACTTACTACTTTATTACGTATAAGATCATCGGTGCCCATCCAGGTCCAATGCCACCCCACTGGAGTTTTTAGCCCCACGCAATGACTACGGTCTTTGCGTTTGATGTTTTTTCCTTTGTACAGTTCGTGCGGGGTATCAAACATCCTACGACGTGCTACTACACTTCCTTGCCATCCACGTTCAGCACGTTGATCAAACTTATACATAAACATTTCAAATCCACAGCTGACTGGACAATCATGATGATTCATCAATGCAATGATATCTGCCCAGCATTCAGGATTGATTATCTCGTCGAGATCGCCGTGAATCACAATGTCTTCTGTTGAATATTCTGCCAGCGCAGGTGCAATAGCCTGACGCATCATTGTTTCGCACACAAGGTTAATCTGATGTTCTTGTAATTCTAATGTGACAACTTGAATCCTATCTCCATATAGTTTTTGATAACGATCAAGATTGTTTAACAGATTGTAAGGTTTTGCTATGCCACTGAAAGTTCTGCTGGCCTCTAGTACCACCCATCGATCTACATAATGGTCGGTGATTGCTAGATGTATATCCAGCATGTCAAACTCGTTGTTGAATAACAGTGTATCAATTACCATGGTTAAAATTTATAAATGATCTGGTAAGCATCATACAAAGGTTTGATTCCTTTTGCGTCTAAGTAGTCTGCTATATAATGGCCTTTTCCAGTACGAGAGTTGGAGTCTAAAAATCTGCTGTTGTCATCTATTACTACCAGAGCACCTGGTTTAAGATGTGGTTCAATTATTTGAAATTCCATTAAATGATGCATAGCACTATCGTGATCATTATGCCATTTTACATCGTAACTGTCAAGGTAAAAAAGATCAACGTTGTTCAAATCTAATTGTGTAGCCAAATATAATACACTATCCATACATGTAGATTCAAAACTGTCAGAGGTGATTGCGTCGCGAGCAGCAGCCACAGCTTCTGGATCTATATCTACACTACGCACACTACCACCATGATGATCCACAAATTCTGTAAACAATCTAGCACTTTGCCCATCTTTCCAATTACCTGGATTTCTCAGTGTGCCAGTTTCGATGATATGATATTCAGACTGATCAAGACTTTCAAGATATGAAAACACAAGATTAAATCCTTCAGCACGTTGATATAGTCCTTCTATCAACCCTCGTTTGGCACCACTCACTTGGGGAGTTAACAAGTGATAATAGTTATTGCGATAATGTTCGATCCAGGTAGTCATGTGTTATTTAAATTGAATTACTGTGAGCAAATGGTTTTGTTATTATCCAGCAACGCCCTGATCTGCTGACTTTGATATCTTGCGGGCCAAAGAAATCCCACACTGCTTGTTGCACACCCGGATATCCTTTGGTATAATCATCACCAGCAAATCTAGATCCAGGTCTCAATTTTGGCCACCAAGCCGCAAGATCACTAGCAACGGCTTCATAACTATGCCCAGCATCTACATAACAAAAATCTATAGATTGGTCTTTGAAATTATCAGCAGCCTGCCAACTGATCTCACTCAACATTGTTATCTGTTCCATCACTGGAGTTAGATTTTGGCAGAAAATGTTTTTGAGGTCTTGTACAACATCAACATCATACGCAATCGACTCTTCCCCTTTCCATGTATCTACACAATAGAATGGGCCTAGCTTGTTACGGTTGATCAGTTCTACTACACAATATGCAGCACTTCGGCCAGTCCAGGATCCTAATTCGACCCACGTGCCACCTGGCGGAAATTGATCTAATACTATATCAAGCATTATAGTATTTTTGTGGCTCATAAATCCTTTGATGTTTTGATAGAAGTGATCCATTTTTTATTTACCGTTATATACGCCGATAAATATTTCTATGAAAATTGTAATTGTAACTGGGGGATTTGACCCCAGATTGTATAAATGAACATACAGGAGGAAGTATGTTTATAGATAACAAATACTCAAAATGCTACTACAATCTCATTGAGCATAGAAAAAATAATCCGTTTGACGGATATGTTGAGCAGCATCACATTGTCCCAAAAAGTCTCGGTGGCAGCAATAAAAAAGAAAATATTGTCGCCTTAACTGCAAGAGAACATTTTATCTGCCACAGGCTCTTGGTTAAAATGACCAGCGGAAGAAACAAGATGAAGATGTCTTATGCTGTCAGATGTTTGATCAATCGAGAAAATGCATACCAACAGCGTTACAAAATCAGTTCTCGAACCTATGCTGCAATAATCTTAACTACAAGAAACAGTATTTCCAAATACCAAACTGGAGAAAATAATCCATACTATGGAAAAATCCACTCTGAGGAAGTTAGAGCTAAGATGAGAGCCAAACGGGCATTACAAATTATGCCAACTCGAAAAGGAAAAGTGTATTCGGAGGAATCGTTAAAGCTATGGCGAGAAGATAATAAAAAACAATTTGAAGATCCAGCTCAAATTGAGATGCGTAAAACACATACGTTGGAGCAAATGAAAGATCCTAGCCGCCGTTTTGCGGCTGGCAATGGCAAACGCGGAAAAAAATGGTATTATTGCCCTGTAACAAAAAAATGCTCTACATTTTTTCCAGACACAGTTCCGCCAGGATATATAGAAGGAAGGATTATTAAAAAATGAAAATTGTACTCTGCACCGGGGGATTCGATCCATGCCACTCTGGACATATCTCCTATCTAGCAGCAGCCCGCCAACTTGGTGATCGGCTGGTAGTGGGAGTAAATTCTGACGCATGGTTAAGCCGTAAAAAAGGTCGACCGTTTATGCCTGCAGTTGAGCGTGTGGCAGTGATAGAAAATCTACGCATGGTAGATTGCTGTATCCTGTTCAATGACGATGATGGTTCAGGAATTGAAGCCATTCGTGCTGTACAAAGCATGTATCCCAATGCAGAAATAATCTTTGCCAATGGTGGTGATCGCACAAAAGAAAACATACCCGAAATGGTGTTTGACGATGTGGAGTTTGTGTTTGGGGTCGGCGGATCAAACAAGGCCAACAGCTCAAGCTGGATTCTTGAAGAATGGAAGAAACCCAAGACTGAACGCACCTGGGGATATTATCGTGTATTACATGAAGTTGGCTCACATGTAAAACTCAAAGAACTCACCGTGATGCCTGGGCAACGACTCAGTATGCAACGTCATGAAAAACGTGCTGAGTTTTGGTTTGTGGCCGAAGGTGAAGCCACAGTGTACACCGTGGATCCACACAGTACCGACCGGGAGTTGCTGGCCAGCCCTGCACGGCATCAACACACTTGGATTCGACTAGGAGAATGGCATCAGCTATGCAACGAAACTGATCAAATACTTAAACTGATCGAAATTCAGTATGGTGAAGATTGTGTAGAAGAAGACATTGAACGCAAATGATGGACATCATACCAGTGTTTGTAGGGTACGACCCTAGAGAAGCAATAGCATTTCATGTATGCACCAACAGCATAATCAGAAATGCCAGCAGACCTGTTAGTATTATTCCATTAGCATTGAATTTGTTCAAAGACTACAAGGAAACACACACCGATGGTAGTAATCAATTTATCTACTCAAGATTCTTAGTACCGCATTTGATGAGATATAATGGTCATGCTATCTTTATAGATGGTGACATGATTGTGCGCGGTGACATTGCTGAGTTATGGGATTTACGAAATGCCTGGCAAGATGTGCAAGTGGTCAAGCACGATTATAAAACACGCATGGCCGAAAAGTATCTCGGCAGCAAAAACGAAAACTATCCACGCAAGAACTGGAGCAGTGTGATGTTGTGGAACTGTAACAGTTATCCTAATCGCAAGCTCACTCCTGAATTCATTGAAAAATCCACAGGTGCGGAGTTACATAGATTTACCTGGCTCGACGATGAGCGCATAGGGGAGTTACCTGCTGAATGGAACTGGTTAGATATAGAATACGATTACAATCCTTTGGCAAAACTTGTTCACTATACATTAGGCACACCTTGTTTTCACGAGTTTGCTGCCCAAGGTGACTTCTCAAGCGAATGGCATAAAGAACGCATCTTTACAGAATACTGTCAACAAAGAATGGTTGTCTGATGATAGGAAGTAACAACTTCAACATAGATTGTTTACATTCGGCACAGATCATCAACTGCAAGAACAAAAGTAAACGTGTGCAGCGTAGTAATCATTTAACTCATGCACTACGCACTATCAACATAACTGGGCACGTGATGGAATTTGGAGTATATCAGGGCAACACACTGAAAATTATTTCTGATTATTTTTCTAATCAAACTGTGTGGGGGTTTGATAGTTTTGAAGGATTACCCGAACCTTGGTTTTTGAAATCAAAAGTTGGTTCCCGGCGCTCGCAGCATCCTGTGGGGAAATTTGCTCTAGGCCAAGAGGAACTACAGGTTGTTGTGAATCAGTTTGCAAAAAGAAAAGTAAAACTTGTGCCTGGATGGTTTAATCAGACTATAGGGCCTTGGATGAATGATAATCCTGGAGTAGTGTCATTTTTACATATAGATTGTGATCTATACAGCAGCACACTAGATATATTAAATTTGTTAAATGATCGCATTGTTCCTGGCTTTGTGATAGTGTTTGATGAGATGTATCCTTGGAATGATGTTGAACAATACGATCTTTGGGAGCAAGGCAAATTCCGAGCATTAGGCGAATGGATCAGCAATCATCAACGTACTTTTCGTACGTTATATCGCAGCGAACATCAACAATGTAGCATTGAGGTAATGTCATGAGCGGATGGATTTTTCTTAGCAAAGGCGGCAAGGACGAGTATGTGAACATGCTGGCCCATAGTGCAAAAATGCAACCAACAGATTCAGATTACTTTGATTATCATTATGATGTTGCAGTAGATCATAATCAGCTGGTGCTACGTGGCATTCTCAAACACAAGATTATGAAACAATGTCTGGCCGATGGCAACAATTTTTATTACATAGATTCAGGGTATGTTGGAAATAATGTAGGTGATTTAAATAGGCAAGGTATTAAACAATATCACAGGATAGTGTTGAATGATTTACAACATCGTGTTATAAAACCCAGACCCAGTGATCGCTGGGATATGCTAGGTGTCAAAATACATCCAAGACGATCAGGTAATAAGATCATTGTGGCGGCACCAGATGAAAAACCTTGCAAATATTACGGCATTGATCAACAACAATGGATAGCCGATACTGTAATGGAGATCAAAAAGCACACTGATCGTCCTGTGATAGTGCGTGAACGTGCTCCTAAAAGAGCAGATAGAGTATTTAAAGAACCATTAAGTCATGTGCTTACACAAGATGTGCATGCCTTGGTTACATTTAATAGTATAGCAGCGGTAGAAAGTATACTGGCAGGTGTTCCTGCGTTTGTGTTAGCGCCAAGTCATGTGGCAGAACCTGTGGCCAATCGAGATTTATCCAAGATAGAAGATGTGTTCTATCCAGACAACGACTTGTTAATGGCCTGGTGTCACAGTATGGCATACGGGCAATATCATGTACGTGAGTTAAAGAATGGAACAGCATTTCGAATGATGCAAGAACTATGAGAGTAATCAGTTACACCGCCACATTGCCTAAAAAAGAGCAATACACTCCGGAGAGTTTGAAAAACGCCACAGACAAAGTTAACACATTAACTTATTTTTCGCAAGGGGTAAATGCACAAGGTGACCAGGGTATTGTTGAAACCAACATGACTTATCAACCCAGCGAAGTAGCTGTGATTCTAGGCTGGGTGCATGAACATGGTAAGACTGCTGCACATCTACAATTCCGCCAAGAGATCCTGGATGGGCAACGTGCAACCGGCGGCAGAACTGTTATAGCAGACAGTAATCTGTTTTTGTACAAGAACAAAGATAATCCCGGATATTGGTTGCGTTATAGTTATGATGGCATTTTTGCCAATACTGGTGAATACTGTGATCAGTCACCAGATCCTGCTAGGTGGGCAATGATACAAGCACAATGTGGAGTTCAACTGCAACCTTGGCGGCATACAGGTAACCATATCTTAATTTGTTTACAACGTGATGGTGGGTGGAGCATGGGTGGATGGAATGTGATAGACTGGGCATTAAAAACCATAATTGACATACGTAAGTATAGTGATCGGCCAATACGTATCAGACCTCACCCTGGAGACAAGAAGGCTAGAAAATATTGTGAAAGATTAATGAAATTATGCCAAGGCCGAGGATTAAAAGAACTAGGAATCAGTATACAAGGTCATAGTCTGGTGGATGATCTTACCGACTGCTGGGTGGTAGTAAATCACAACTCCAGTCCAGGTGTGGCAGCAGTGATTCAGGGCATTCCTGTGATATTAACTGACCCGCTACACAGTCAAGCACATGATGTGGCCACAGTGGGCATACACTGTGTGGAAAATCCACTCATGCCTGACAGAACCAATTGGATACAGCGCATCAGTCAATTTCATTGGAGTCACGAAGAGTTACGCACAGGAGTATGCTGGGAACACATGCGGAAATGGGCAATAAAATGATACAAGTAATAACCAGTTTCAATCAACTTTACTACGACCTCATTGGCAAGGATTCAGTAGACAGTTTCTTAGAGCATTGGCCTAAAGATCTCAAACTGAGTTGTTACGTAGAAGGATTTGAAATGCCCGCACATGAACGCGTCAATCAAATTGATTTTTCACAGTTAGAGGCAGATTACTTTCAATATCAGTTGGATACAACATTAAATCAAAGCATGAAAAAGTTTGCCAAGAAAGCATATAGTTTTATCCATGCCATGGATAATGCCAGTGCCAACTGGATAGTATGGTTAGATGCTGATGTTATCACCACACAATCTTTGCCTGTAGAATTATTACAAAGAGTATTACGCCCTGATCATCTAGCCATGTATATGGGTGTAACATATTTCACAGATAAAAGTGGTAATCCTGGTACTTGGTTAGTTCCTGAAACTGGAATATTTGCTGTGAATACTCAGCATGCGGATTTTGCCACCTTTAGAGCAGAGTATTGTCGTCGGTATCGAGAACGTGACTATGCAGATCTACGCAGATTTTATGATAATGATGTGTTTGGTGCTGCATTATCAGTTGTGCCCACTGCTGCTGCACTGGATCTATGTGCAGGATTTAAAAAAGGATACAAAACCCCATTGCGGCATACTGTGTTAGGTGATCATCTCATACACTACAAAGCCAAGCACTCCAAGGCTGAATATGTGCAAGGCGATGTTGATGGCATCTGCGTAACTGACAACGACTAGGTGGTCCAATAAGGTTCGCGCCTAGGACGTACTAGATCTCCGGGCAGGCTACGTCCAGTGGCTTTTCTGTTTCCTTTAAGGTGATCCAAGTATGCACCCCATGCAGTGTTAATCAGTGGATGGCCTTCACCTTGAATTAATCCTTGGCTCCAATTTAATACTTTCCATTCAGGATGTGCAGCTTTTACTTCTTTACGGGTTTCGTCAAATACCCAGCAATCGTTCCACTCGGCCATGGTCATAAGTCGGCCTGAATCATATGCCAGCTGAAACTCAGAAAGCCATAATTTGGTGATAGGATTGTTTAAATTCATGCCATATAACCCACATTCGCTAAACTTTTTCTCTCGTCCCAAGTAAGCTAGCCCTACATCTGCAGGCATCTGTAATAGTAAAAATGCTTCATTGATTCTGGTATGACATACCATATCGGCATCCATCCAAAATAGCACATCAGCTTTGCAGTTGGCCGCAGCATGAAATACAGAATAGGCTTTGTGGCTGAATCGTATTGCATCCCAACGGAATCCAATACCCGGGGCTTTGCCTTTTTTATCTACAGGACCTGTTGCTACTTGGCCTCGGGCTCTAGGATCAGCCCCCCACCGTTGCTTGAACGCAACAATCTCTGGACTTAGTGCATGTAGATCTCTCACATGTAAATTAGAAGCTGATTGTGTAATTTCACAATCTTCAGTATACACATAGAGATCAACTTCTCTTGGCCAACTTTTTAAAAAAGTATCAATCATCCGGCTAGCATATTTGTCGTACCCTGCCTGATTGAATGTAGTTACTACTGCATATTTTGTCATGATCATCCAGTTCTGAATAACTATTTAATACAATATCATGAACATCAGTATTTTTAGTAAATTTGGGGCACTGAACTCTGGGCCAGTATTTGAAGCATTTCGTAATGGTTGTAAAAAACATCGTATACGTGTATCTGAACATAACATGTCAGCAGACGTGGCAGTAATCTGGAGTCAACTGTGGGCTGGGCGTATGGCTCCTAATCGAGCGGTGTGGAACGAGTTCACTGCATCCGGACGTCCAGTGATTGTGCTAGAAGTAGGACAATTGAATCGTGGTGTGACTTGGAAAATGGGTATTAATGGTGTAAACGCTCGTGGATGGTTTGGTGAAGGAATTGAGCCAGGGCGAGCAAAAAAACTAGCAGTTCAATTATATCCATGGCATCAAGGAGATCATATCCTAATAGCTATGCAACGTAGTGACAGTGAGCAATGGAACGGAATGCCACCTGCACAACAATGGTTAGACCAGACCATTGCCCGGATACGTGAGCACACTGATCGTGCTATTGTGGTTAGACCGCATCCTAGGCAAAAACTACAACCAAAGATGGGTATTAAGTTTCAAACACCATTGGCATTGCGTGGGACGTACGATGAATTTGATTTTAGATCTAACTTAAACAATGCATGGGCAGTGGTCAATGAAAACTCTGGGCCCGGCAGTCAAGCTATATTAGATGGTGTACCAGCATTTGTAGGTGTGGACTCAATGGCAGCGCCGGTGGCCAATCAAGACTATGCTCTAATAGAAAAACCACACATGCCTGATAGAGCAGTGTGGTTGAATAATCTATGTCATACAGAGTGGACCTTGGGCGAGATCACTACTGGAAGACCAATAGAGAGATTACTTAGTAGATTGCAATCTAGCTAAATCAGCATCTACCATACTTCGTATCATGGTGGCAAAATCAGTACGTGGTTTCCATCCTAGTATTTCTCTGGCCGAAGTTGAATCTCCGCATAAACTGTAAAGTTCAGCAGGGCGTTTGAATCTAGGATCAGATTTGATCATAGCTTGCCAATCAGTGATGCCTGCATGGCGGAATGCAATATCGCATAAATCCCCGATACTGTGTTGTTCACCGGTGGAAATAACATAGTCTCTAGCTTCAGGCTGTTGCAACATCAGCCACATGGCTTCTACAAAGTCGCCAGCGAAGCCCCAGTCACGACGTGAATCAAGATTACCTAATGTAATAGATTTTTCTAGGCCTAGCTTGATGCGGGCAACTCCGTCAGTTACTTTGCGTGTGACAAACTCACGACCACGCAATGGACTTTCGTGATTGAACAAAATACCCGAACAAGCATATAGACTGTAGCTTTCACGGAAGTTTATAGTCATCCAATGGCTGTACAGTTTACTAACTCCGTACGGACTGCGAGGGCGAAATGGCGTTAGTTCGCCTTGTTGCCCGGCTTCGGTAGCATTACCAAACATCTCACTTGTGCTGGCTTGATAAAATCGTGTGTTAGGTGCATGACTGCGAATTGCATTTAGCAAATTTAACGCACCAAGTGAGTTTACTTCAGTTGTGAGCTTGTTGAGATCCCAACTTGCTCCTACAAAACTCTGTGCTGCAAGATTATATACTTCTGCAGGTCTAAGAGTTTGCATGAGATGGTTCATGTTGTTTTCATCGGTGATATCGCCGGTGACCAGCTCAATGTCATCCTCTATACCTAACCACTTGATATTTTCCAAGTTTGGGTTAGAATAGCGTTTTATCAGGCCATACACATGATAGCCTTTTTCAACCAATAGCTTGGCCAAATATGGGCCGTCTTGGCCGGTCATTCCTGTTATAAATGCAGTGCGTTTCATAACATTATGTATCACACAAAACGATCACACTGTAATATCTTCCATACCGGCAGTTCTTAGTCTTACCACATGGCCCATTTGCCACTGTTTACTATCCAAGCCTTTAAGAATGCCCAGCCAGCGATTGCGTAGCAATGCTACTTCGTTGATGATGGTTTCAAAGTCTACAACTTCGTCCTCACCGTCGGCATACTTTTCAGCATCACGAGAAGTAAGTGCCCGGGCATAGCCTTCTAGATACTTCTGGAAATGTTTCCTGCGTATCTTGCGTAGTTGTATGTTGAGATAGTTTAGAATAGCTTCAATCTCTTGTAGTTGATTGAAGCGTTGTTCTGTAATACCAGGCAAGGCCGTGATGTTCTTTTCTAGCACACCTGAAATTTTACAATCTCGTTTGGCTAGATCCAGTTCTGCTTCGTAATGATCAATAAAATCAGGAATAGCCGCTAAGTTGGCCACTACTCTGCTGTACCACATCAGTTTTCCCAGTCGTCTTCGTGATCATCTTCTTCTTCATCGTCCTCAACGTCTTCTTCATCCTCGTAGCTTTTGTCATTGTCAAGATATGCTGTTAAAGCACGTTTGATATCCAAATCACCTTTGAATGTGTTTTTGATATCATCCACATCACAGTCATTGTCAATCAAGATCGCAACTATAGTTTCTGCTGCTTCGTCACGATCAACTGTGTTTACATACCTCTTGAGTTCTGACCAAAGTTCGCTGGCCACTGCTACTGCTTCATTCATTCTACTGTTTCCTCCTGGGTACTTACCTCTTCCTTATGATTTCCAAAATCTGCAATAGCACGATCCAAACACCCTTCGTCATTGGCTTCCCACTTTTTGCGAAACTTCTTGATAATCTCACCATCGCTGGTAACAAAAACTAGGCTGTTGCCTTCTTTTGTCAGCAGGTTGCGTTTTTCCATAAGATCAACCATGCCCGAATATGGACTCATGCCTGTTTCATAAGGAATCTTGACCTGCACACCTTCAAAGGGTTTTGCATAGCGTGTTTTCATTACCTTGCAAGCAGCACGGATACCCATGACATCTGTAATCTTGTTGCCATCTTCATCTTCTTTGAGTTTGAGCTTCTTCATGGCCACAACAATTGAACTGGCATAGATAAAACCTTGACCTCCGGAGATCTTGTCATCTGGATCAAACATATCCTGACTTGCATAGGTGTGATTGGTACACACAAGTCCTACATTGTAACTACCAAACATGTTTACACAGTTACGTACCAAACTGGTAAGTGCCTTGGGTTTACGACCCATGTCGCCTTTCATGTCGCCTGATTCAAATTGATTTACATCAGTAGGTGTGAGCAACATGCCTAGTGAATCAATCACAAACATGACTTTGGGACGATCAGTTTCGGGCAGGGCCTTGTAGTCGCTCATGAATGTGGAGATAGTTTTAGCTACGTCGTCAATCATGGCCATACTTAATTTAAGCAGTTTGCTATCACTGGTATCCACACCTAGTGCCTTGAGCCAATCTTCATCTAGAGCATTTTCACTATCCACTAGCACCACATAAATGCCTTGTGCTTGTGCATTCTTAATAATGTTACCGGAACAGATGTAACTTTTGCCTGCGCCCGACTCACCGGCAAACACAGTAACCTTGCCCAGTGGAATTCCTTTATTAAAATCTCCAGAGATCAAGTAGTTTAGAGCATAGTTGCCAGTTGATACCCAGTCTGTGGGATCGTTAAACCCAATGCTCAATCCTTCGATTGATTTGGTAATTTCCTTGCGGAATTTACTTACGTCAAATGGTTTACCCATATATCACCTTAAAATGTAAAAAACACAGAGGGGTTCCCCTCTGTGTGATGCTGCTGCTGTTGCTTATTGCTTTTGGCGAGCGCGGATCATAGCCAAAATGTCTTCGGCCTTTTTGTTGCCTTCGGCTGGTTTAGATACCGGTGCTGATGCTGTGGATGGTTCATCATCAAAGTCCGTTGCCACTGGTGCTGTAGATGCTGACGCCTTCACTGCTGGTTTTGCAACTGGGGTATCTTCATCCACATCCGGTGCTGCTGCTGCTCCAACTGGGGCACTCATTCCAGCCGGGCGGTAGTATTGCCCCCAACGTTCAGCATCAAATGGTTGGCCATCTATGCTGGCTTCGAACATCTCTTTGATCACGTTGAGTTCTACTGCTGTGGGCTTCTTGGGCAAAAAGGTACTGAGATCAAACAGGCCATATTTTTCAATTGCTGCTTGTTCAGCTTCAGTAAGTGCAGATTCCTTACGTGCCCACTTAGAAGTGTTGTAATCAGCATAGTTGCCCTTTTGGGTCTTGGCAATACGGAAGTCCAGGCCAGCTGCGTAATCAGTTGGCAAGTTTTCCAATTCAGGATCCATCAATGCACCTTTGATAATTGCAAAGATTTGAGGTCCGATCACAAACTTACGGATAGGATTTTCTGGAGTTTTGTCATCTGCAAGAGGATTGTCACGCACAAACCCTTGATAGATGTAGCTGCGCTTTTTCCAATACTTACGGCCCATTTCTTCAAGGCTCTTGTCCTTGAACCAAGGACGTACTTCAGTAAGGATTGGGCAAGTTTCTCCCCACATTTCCATACAAGGTACTTGTACCATAACTTGTTTGGATTCCATTTCTCCTTTAATACCGTTGAAGGGCAGTCGGATCATGGCTCGTTCGGCCCAGAAGAATGTGTTTTTGGAGTTACCATCCGGTAAGAATCGGAGATTACAAGATTGTCCTTCTTCAAGATTCCAATGAGGATAAATGGAGTTGTCTCCGCCGGAGGATTGCCCTCCTTGTTTGTTTTCTGCTGCCTGTAGTCGTGCTCGAATTTCGCTGAGTGTTGCCATATTGTGTTGCCTTTCTATGTTGCGTTAATATGATTTAAAAATTTAAGTGTGATCTTAAATGCTGCCTACAAGGTTATTATACACAGCCTTGTCTGTGTTTCCTACGAGATTGGTTGAATTGCTTTTACATTTGTTGCCGTGATATCTAGCATAGTTTCTAAAATCAAGTTTCAGATTACAATGCAGACAGATTTTTTGTTCAACATTGATATGTTGTTTTCCAAAAAACGGATTGTTCTTACCAACTGGCCTAAAGGCAGTTGGATTTATTGTTGGACAATTATCACCATGCCACCGAGCATAGGTATTAGAGCCTACTGTGATGTTACAATGTGGACAAGTTATTTGTTTTTGCTTTTTGCCAAACATAGGATTACCTGGACCACTATTATTTAATTTGGCTTTTGCTCGATTCTCAGGCTTACGCATGGCAATGTTACCCAGTAGATTGATTGGTGGAGCCATGCTATCATGTTTGTTCAACCACTTGCTATCCTCGACCACGTGCATACGTTTGAGCACACGTTCTTCCCAGACTCGTGATTCGGTAATGCTATTGAATGTACGGCGAATTGTTCTCACAGATGGAGCACCGTGCTGTCGCACAAATTGTTTTACATGATTACTTGAAGTGGTGTAAGGGTTCCAGAGATCTGTGGGATCACACCCTTTTGCGTATCTGACTCCGTAGTACCATTTGTCTTGGTCGGGCCAGCCAATGAGATATGTATATGGTTTCATTCGTTGCCTATCTTTTTGCCTATCTAGTTGCCTATCTAGTTGCCTATCTAGTTGCTTACGGAAGGGCATGCCACTACACACCCTTCTTTGTTTTATTTATGTCATTCGAGCAAACTCAATAATTTTATTCTTGCCAATTGTGCTTCGTAGATGCCACCCGAACACTCTGCTAGGCCATGCACAGGACAGTAGTGATTCTCCATGGTGTAGTTGCATTCAGCCAGTGGTTCTTGTGTTTCAAAAGTGGCTGTGTTATCACCTTCGGCCACTGGTGCTACTTGATCCGGAGGAGGTGCTTGAGCTGGAACTGGTTCCGCTGCTGGTTCCTCAACTGGTACTGGCTCAGTCACTGGTTCAGATGGTTGTTGTAACGCATTAGACAGTTCAGCCAATTCTGGTATATGGTCTTGGTTACGATCAATCCAGGCTTGCACCAGCGGCACAGCATCTGCTGTGGGATCTTCGTCAGCCATGGCACTCAGTTGATCAAACAATGCATCGTCACCAATCAAGTCATACAACACATCTATTGCATCCTCGGCATCGGGCCCCAGTGTTTGCGGCTGGCTCATCCACATTTTGAGTTCAGATACCTTTTCGGGGGTATCAGGTACAGCCCAAGTTCCTTCTACCAATCTAGCAGCCCACGATTCAAATATCTCTGCTTCTTTCATGACCTGTGCTTCCTTCTGTATTCGTGCCAACATAGGCAATGCTTGTTCTATTCTAGGATCAATACGTGTTTCGATAAACATTTCACGAAGATCTTCCACAACCATATCAGAATCACTGATCTCTGCTGGTTGCCATGATTCAAAATATTTCTGATAGCCGCGACTATTGGCCATATGTTTTAGATTTTGATTGAGACGTTGATAGTATTGATCAGTTTCGGTTACTAGTATGGCAGCGGATCCTTCGTACACACGACCTTGTTGTGCTCTGCGGAATTGGCTTAGGGTATTAAGTTGGCTTACAGTTTCAGAAATATGTTGTCCACGCATGTCGTAAGGATTGCCACCTTGGCGCACATGTTCCACCATGGCCCGACCACCAGCTAGTTTACGAAATGGCAAACGGAAACGTTCGCCTTCGGCAGTTTCAATAAACAAACTTTCCACATAGCGATAACGCTTGTCACCTTCTACAATGGGTTTGGAATGCTTGATCATGAGTCTAGCATCAGTGGGTTCACCTGAATAACTGACTTTTCGTGTACCGTAAAAACTCTCTGTAAGTGCTGCTTGACCAGCAATGGCATACTTGAGTCTGCTGATATTGTCCAAACTAAATCCGCCACGTACTTTGCTGGTTCGGATAGCAAAGTTTTTAAGTTGTTCTAAGAATCCTGTTTCACCTGCTTCTGGATCGCCATACCAGGCTTTTTTATCTTCTGGGTCCATGGTACGACCCAGATTGTCCCCAAAATACACAGTCATGCCGCCGGTTTGATCCAGTAGAATGACCATGGTTCCGTAGTTCTTGCCAGTGGGTCCTACCCAATCAAAACTAAACATGTCTGCTTCAGACACATCAGGAACTCCGCGTTCGTTTACAGCGGGTTTTCCGGTCTTGGTACTAAGTGCGTCAACATCAAAATCACGTGTGATTAAGAGATTGTTGAGTTCGTTTGCAATTGAATTTTGTGCCATGGTGTATTTAGTAGACTTCTACATCATTACAGAGATGAACGGATAGGGTTCAATAATTTCGGATTCATGGTCCCGCATCTGTGTGTCCAGTTCTGTATAGAAGTTCTGCAAGGTAACCAACATACGCACAGCCAGGATCATGGCCATAATCAAATCGTCGGTTTCGCCGGGTTTGGCCGCATAACCGGTGCCATGTGCCACAAAATTCTTGAGTTCGCTGATCAAACTGGCACTGTTTACTCGCATGCGCCCCGACTCGATCAGGTTCTTTAGTTTGGAACAAGCAGCAAGTTTGTTCTTGTTTGTGGTGTTGTAGCCCTTGCGGAATCTGCGTGAACTAACACTGGCAGTATCACTGAGGAAGTAGCCCTTGATGTTTTCTTCACCATATTCCTGAATGGAGATCAGGGCAGCTTCACCAATGGTGTTGTTTTCTACTGAGTAGTAGATGCTCTTGTCATCGGCTACAGTTTCATATATGTGTTTGATGATGTCGGCCATGATGCGGACTTGTTCAGGAATAGGCGTTCGGTTATGTCGCCATTCACCTACTTGTCTTGTGGTGTTGGCTTCCAAAATCTGTATAGCAGCAGGGTCGCCACCAGTGCCTAAGCTGGGGTCCAATGCCACAACATACACTTGATCTCGGCGTATGGGCTCATACCAACGCACTTGTCCTGTTCTATGTATAGGATCCTGGGACGCAAGATCCAACAGCTTGGCAGGAGCAATAAGTGTTTCATCATTGATAATGAATTCACAATTCATCTCACGGCGGAATCGATCGTCGCCCAACTGTGCTCGCATTGATTCGCCCCAGGCCGCATCACGGTCTGGATGGTCTTCCCAGTAGCTGCGATAGGCCTTGAATCCGTTTATTCCCAACTTGGTAGGATTGCCGTACTCATCTTCGCACTTGTTGGCCCCTTTCCACAAGAAAGCAAACTGATCTTCGTCCGAGTTAGGAGTTGATGTGATGATGGCTTTACCACCAGTGGCCAATGTGGGCGATATGGATGTCCAAAACTCTTTGGCTATGGTAGGACGCACATACGCAAATTCATCTGCGTACAGCAAGGTAATACTCATACCACGACCAGTTGTTTCTGTTGTGGTAGCTGAAACTATTCGGCTGCCGTTTTCAAAGTCTATGGAACCTTTGTTGTAGTTTGTGGCACCTGCTCTGATGTGATCCGGGCATAGTTCATATGCAAAACGAATACGTTGCATGATTTCCTGAGCACCTGTGTATTTGTGTGCTGCAATTAGGATTGTTGAGTCTGGCACAAACATAGCGTACCACAGGATGTAACCAGCAGCACTGGTTGATTTTCCTGTCTGCCTAGGCATCATGGAGATTGAATATCTATTGTGATGATAGGTATCAATCAGTTTTTTTTGATATTCAAAAGGATGATACAGCATCTTGCCTTGAGTAGGATGCTGTATATAGAAGAAGTGGTCCATAAAATAATGCGGACCTGTATCCGGGTCGGCGCATTTTAAGAACTCTTCTAGTTGTTCTTCTGTGAATTTTTGACGACGATGTGGTGCCTTGACCAGTACCCCTTCAATTGGTTTTGCCATAGTCAGTTAGTTATACAAAATCAGTCTGATCGGCCACATTTGGCTCGTTTGGTTTGGGTGAGTTTGCCAAAATCCACAGGCCATTCTTGTCCTGGATTGAGTTCTTGGGCACTTGGCGGAAATGCAAATTGTACACCAGCTGCTTGTTGAATCTGTGAGATAGGCAAGCGGAATCGGGTCAAATCATTGCCCAAATTAGGATAAGGTGCCGTGTGTGGGAATGCCCACCCTGCTGTTTCATTGGTTTGATTGTTGATCACAATCTTGTAGAACCCATGTGGAACTATTACCCCGGCTCCAATCTTTTTGTCTTGTGCATTGTACACTGCACCTACATAGATGGTATAACTTTGATTATGTTGTACTGCCCATCCACGCACACTGGTTTCCAGCAATTTCCATATACCTCTGTTTAGGCTACCTGCTTGTGGAACCATATTGGTCATCAAGAATGATTCATATTCCACTTGTGGATCCCAGCTTAGGTCACCGTCGGGGCTCATATGGCCTTTATCGTAACCAGTGCCGGCGTAGTCATCAGGAGTGGCACCATTTTTCACTGATTGGTCAGTGGCGAATGCATTGGTTCTCGCTACACATCCTAATGCATTTGGTGGTGTAAGTTCGTAGGTCACATAGCGTGGTATTTTGGCAACAGGATCATAGCCCACGAGATATGCTTGTCTACATATAAGTTGTGTACCCGTAGTTAATGGGAACCCATAAGGAGCATGCACCTGACATGCTTGTGGCGGATTGGGTGCGCGTTGTGTCCACGCATATGCTGTGGCTACAAGAGAGATTAAAGAGATTACCAAAAGTTTTTTCATATTATGTGTTTATGCAATAAAAGAATGTGCTAAGGAAATACGCACAATATCCACAGCCGCATTTGACTGCCCATACGGAACTAGCACACTGGTAGTTGTGGTCACAGCAGTGTTAGAAAAAGTAGCCACAATTGCGGGAGTTATGGCCCCGATGGCTGTGGCAAATATCTGCACATTGGTAGCACGACTGGTGTCAGTGAAGTTTTCAGCAGCCACAATATCAACTCGACCAGTTGATTCATGTCATCCTCGCCATTGGGTTGCGTTATAAAATAATCCTGCTGTGTTTCTGCATCATTGTGACCTTGGCTAAGACTTAAATGATGTGCAGGAACATGGCCGTCTTGATCAGGAACATTTAGTGAATAGATATTGTTCACATCTACTGCTTTTTTTAATAATTCTAATTTGAGTTGCAATGGTGGTACAAAGCGTTGAGGTGCAAGGTCGCCTTCATTGTTATTGACTTCTGTTGATGATTGACGTTCTAGATCAATTACATCGGCTAAGTTTCTTAAAAGTTCGGCGATTTTCATAATATGATTACCTTGGATAGCCGTTGAAAGCCTTTACTGGACTTGTTTTGTCTACATCTGGTGCTTCTTCACTGGCCATGGTACCAATTTGTACAGCATCACTTGATGGCATATTCATAGAATGTAGTGCATCATCAATGTAATTTTTCACATGCGGATCATAACTCACGATCATCATATCTTCACCAAACACGCTGCTGGGTCCATCAAATGGTGGAACATCGTCTAGGGCTCGTTGTGCAGCACCTTTGGCACCAGCGATAGCCACACCAAATCTGTATTGTAGATATGGATCGTTGTTTTGTAGTTTGGGTATCTTGAATGCACCGGGCAAGGCCAAGCCTACATCACGAGTGATTGTGCCGGTGCGTCCTTCAGTGACAAATTCACTGGCTCTCATCGCTTGTAGCCTTTGAATGCTTTGACTGGACTGTGTTTGTGAGTGTCCGGCATTTCTGTGCTGTGATGATCACTGATCAGTGATTTGCCTTCATGTGGCACAGCACCCATGGCTTGATGAACCATGTTCACTTCTTCTTCAGTATACGGATGCAAGGTATTGTATTTTTCGTTCCAACTTGCACTGGGACTGTTCACTGCTTTGCGACTCTTGCCGTCGGCCATGGCCACTGCCATGCCAAATCTGTTTAGCCAATAGATGCGATCATAACCGCCGGTGTCTCTAGCACGGATAACAGTCTGCATCTGATTCTCGGCATGACCGGGAATAGGTGTTTCTTTAGACTCAGATACAAATTCTTTGGCTCGCATGTTAGATGCCGTTTGAGCCTGCTGTGGCAGATGATGCTGTGCCCAATGCTGTGGCACTGAATCCTGATCCTGACAGGATGTTCAAGTAATTGCCTGCACCAACATAGTATTGTTGTGTGGTGTTGCTGCCAACCACAATAGCATTTGCATACAAGTTGCCTGTAGATGTAGACATTGTGGCATTTGCAGGGACACCATTGGCTTGTACATAGGTCAACTGCACCACTGAAACTTGAAAAGTTACATTAGCAGCAGTAGTAGCAATTTCCACTTTGTCTGTGGTCCAGGCCACATTGCTTACAGCGTTCACAACTTGAATAGCCATTATTTGTTATCCTTATTAAGATCTGTTACATTTACAGGACGAAACAGATTTGTAGTCTGACTCAACACTCCGGGAATCATAGCAGGTTGATTACGCACCTCTGAGGGTGTAGGTGCTGGCGGATGTCTTTCCGCCAGCCTACTCATGGTTTCTGCGTATGTTTGAAATTGCTGTGTCATATTATTACTTAGAGAATCCGGCAATTTCCATCATGCGACGCAGTTCGTGATCACCATTATATCCCATACGATCATCTTGTCCAGCAATCACAGGAACAGTAGTTTGCCCAGTTGACTTAGGACCATCTAACCCACCTGAGTACATCATGGCATCACCTGAGCCTTCTTGATCTGTGGGCCAATCTGGCTCGTTGTTGGTGGCAGTTGTATCACCGTATGCTTCATGTACTTCGTCACATTCGCAATCTGTAGACCCACATGCAGAGCATGGCTCGTTACCGTGATCGTGATCCATGTCATGTATAGCACTCATATCATGTTCCATGTCATGTATAGCACTCATGTCGTCGTGGTCTTGAGAGCCAAGCCCAGCTGATTTCAACAGCATGGCCAACTGTAGTGCATCCTCATCAGTGGCAGTAACAGTGAGTGTATTGCTAGGACCGCCGTGTGAGTCGTTGTTCATGCTCATGTTTATGCTCATGGATTCGGCAATCATTTTTTCAACTTGTAGATCCAAACTGTCGTAGATACCTTTGCCGTAGCTGGTTCCGCCACCCGACTTGGGTGCTGCACTGCTGGCGGCAACTGAACCAGATGTAGTAGTCTCATCAACTTCTTTTTTCTTTGGTTCAGTCCTGGCTGATCCCGTTTTCTTTGGTTCAGCCTTGACTGGCAATCCTTCACGCTTGGTACTGGCAAAATCTTTGACATCGCCTTTCTTCATGGTCTTGGCTACTTTCTTCAATTCAGGGCTTGCGCCTTTGATTTTTTCGCCTTTTTGCATGGCATGTGCCATACCCATGAACTTTTGCTGTTTCTGACTCACTGCTTTTTCTTCAATTTCTTCGCTGTCGTTATCGCCTTGTTGGTTCTGCATGTAGTCATCCACAGCAGTCATCATACCTTCGATCTTGGCCAACTTGGCTTGTACCCATTCAGGCAAGTTGTCGTTATCGCCAAGAATCTTTTCCAATGCCTGTGCGTGACGCACTACAGTTTTGATATCATCCTTGGCCATTGCACCTTCTTGGTCGTATTCACCTTGATCTGCTGGATCCATGTCATCTTCACGAGTCATCAGCTTGGATTTTCCAGTATTGATTTTGGCACCAATCTTTTTGCCCATTCCGGCACCAACTCGACGACGCCCTGCTGCACCACTTGGTGCATCATCTGCACCTGCATCATGCCCAGCACCACTGTAACTCTTGCCTGCATGGTGACGTGTTACACCTGCACGGCTGGTATCAATTCTACCACCTGTGCTTGATTTGCGGCTATAGGGATCGTCATCCATGAATCCTTCTTCCATATCACGATTGCGACCGCGTACAGCTTTCTTCATGGCCATGGCCGCTACATCGCCTAACATCTCATCAACTTCTTTCTTGGCACCGACAATCTTGTCAGCAAAAGTGATCTTGTCCACAGGGGGTGCTAGTTTAGCAAATTTCTGTTGCTTAGGAGTCATTGGAATGCCACCTTCTTTCATTGTGGGATTGGTTGGTCCTGGAGTGTTAGGACTCCAACGCTTGCCTTTGTTTGGTCCTGAGGTCACAATGGGATATTGACCGTCTGGGCCTTTTGCAGGAGGCGCTGTAGAACCGTCTAGATCCATTGGGGGCATAGCATTGGGTGCTTCGCCTACCATTTTGTGACGTGTGGTTGGCAACTTGGTCTTAGGTGATACTTTCTTAGAAAAAGCACTCCAATCAGGCTTGATGACTTCACCTGTGGTGCTGTCTGCGCCTAGGCGAGGGCGACCACGACCACGCTGGGTAGGTGGTGCTTTGTAGTCATCGTCATAGCTTGTACCATAAGTGCCTTTGTGTATTCTACCAGTGCTGGTTTGAGTTGTTTCACCTTCCGTCACACCTTTGGTAACACTTTTTCTTTCACTTGCCGCCAATCTTTTATGTTTTTCGTATGCTTGTTTGTAATGATTGGCCATTAGGGAATTTCCACTACGAACCGCTTGAATGTATGCTTCATGGGCTAGTCTGGCCAGTTCTGAGTGACTCTTTGCGCCTTCCGTCACACCTTGCTCTGTTTGTGTTGGATAAAAATAATTTTTATATTCAGGATTTGTTGCTATAAATTTATCAACAAGTTTTCCCCATACCTGTTCAACTTGTTTGTCAAATGATTCGTCAAAATCCTTATTTTGCCATTTTCCTAAATTAGCAACATATTCATATGCTTGATTATACAACTTGTTAGAAACTACTTTTGCTTGTTTTTTAAATTTATTTCCACTACCTTCCGTCACACCTTGCTCTGTTTGTGTTGGATAAAAATAATTTTTATATTCAGGATTTGTTGCTATAAATTTATCAACAAGTTTTCCCCATACCTGTTCAACTTGTTTGTCAAATGATTCGTCAA